GGTAGGGGGTCTGGAAACCCGCATGGATAGGGCCTTCCAACCGGCTACTCTGCTTGCAAATCCGAGTAGGTCGGTTCGACTCCGGCCCGCGCCTCCACTCTAAGCCTTATAAACATTGACGCGGCTGCTACGGAAACGATAGCAGCCGTTTCTTTTTGCGCGTCGTTGTAGGCATAGTCAGGCATGCTTGCGCCCCATATCGGTAGCAATGCTACCCGCGATCGGATCGACTTGGCCGTGTAGTCGGGTATGATCGCTTCCATTTTGGGGTGGCCATGGCGAGTGTTCAGGAACGAAACGGGAAGCATCAGTTGCGGGTCAAACACCGGCTGCTGGTGAAGCCCTACCACCAGACCTTCGACACCGACGCTGAAGCGCGCTCGTATGGCTACAAGCTGGAGGCGATGCTTGCCAGCGGGGTCGTGCCGATCGACATGCTGGCGGTGGAACCACGGGGCATCGATCCGACGATTGTCAGCCTGATCAAAGACTACCGCGAGCGCGCGCCCATCACCGACTCCGACAACGTGCTGCTCAATGCCGTGGAGCCGGAGGTGAAGGCCCTGCGCGTGTCGGGGGTCACGTTCCTCTGGGCCGAAACCTATGTCAAAGACTTAAAGCTGGTGAAGAACCTGGCGCCAGGCTCCATCAGGAAGCGTGTGGGCGTGCTGGCGCGAATCCTGGACTGGCACTTCCGCCGCAGCGCCGTGAACGGCCAGGTCCCGGGCAACGCCCTGCGCCTGCTGCCGATCGGCTACAGCCAGTACAACCAGATTGACGAGTCGGCCCTTGGCAAGGGCAAGGTGGCCAAGGTCGACGTCAAGCGCGATCTCAGGCTGCCGCCCGAGGACGAGGCGCGGGTGAGGTTGGCGTTGTCGGGGGTCAAGCGTAAGGATCGGGAAAGGGGATTGACTCCTGACGCCGAGTTCACTCTTCTTTTCGACTTGATCATCGACACGGGCCTCAGATTGTCCGAAGCATACCGTCTCAGGATCGCTCAAATCGACTTCGCCATGGGTGTCATAGCGGTGGAAGGTTCCAAGGGCGCCAGGGGGCGCCTGAAGCCTCGTACGGTGCCGATGAAAAAAGAGCTGCGGGAGAAGCTGAAGAAATGGTGCACCGACCGCGTCGGCCTCGTGTTTTCGTTCTGGGACGGCACGAAGGAGGGCAGGGCACGGGCTACGTCGAAGCTGTCGGTGCGCTTTGGCAACCTGTTCGATTACGCCGGGGTCGAGAGACTCACGGAGCATGACTTGCGGCACGAGGCTTGCTGCCGGTGGGTCACGCTCCGTGGTTCTGACGGGAGATGGGTGTTTTCAGATACGGAGATTTGCAAGATCATGGGGTGGACCAGCGCCGACATGATGCTTCGGTACGCCAGCCTCCGCGGGGAGGACCTGGCGAACCGCTTGCTCTAGTGTCCCCTGGCCTGCATGAACAGGCCGATGTTGCCAATCGCGTAACCCCAGAACGCGATGCCCAGGCCGGTCTGGTGTTTGACGAAGACCTGGTCATACCCGATGTAGGCATAGGCCACGCCGATGATAGCGATCAACTCAGCGCTCATGGCCACGTCCCTTCAGACGTGAAGCACTTCAGCAGGATCGCGTCGTCGACGGTGACCGTGATCATGGGCTGGGCCATGCCGTCGAAGCTGTCGAGCGCGAGGGTGGCCAAGGCCCTGAGCCCATCAGTCCGCTCGAGATAGCGGCTGCCTCTGGCCTCGACGCGCTGCCACGCCGACCACTCCCCCCAGCCACTGGGCTGAGACTTGAGAAACACCCGGGCCTGCAGATCGTTCGGCCGACTCTGCCCACGCTTGACCGTCCCCCACCAGTGGCGCTTCGGCTTCCAGTCGCGGATGTATTGCTGGACGAGTTCCTCCCGCTCACGGATGATGCGCCCCTCGCGGGCAGCTTGACGCGCGTCGAGCTGCTCAAGCACCTGGTAGGCAGGAACCTGGGCGGTGCTCACGCGTTACCCCCGACAGCGCTGGTGGCTGTGAGATTGTCCAGGTTCGGCCGCGGCTGCCGCTTGCGGCCTGAGTGCTTTGGCGCCTCGATGGTGGTAGAGACAAGCACGCCGCCCGGTGCCGGCGGTGTGCCAGTCCCTGAGCGCCGAACAGCCGCCTGCAGAAGCGCCAGCTCGTTCAGGCGGGCGATGACAGCGCTGCGTGGGAATATCCAGGGCTCGCCAAGCTTGAGGCCTGGGATGTTGCCGGAGCGAGCGTGCTCCTCGATGGTTCTGGCCGTGCACTTGCAGAGCACTGCCAGGTCCTCGCTGACGAGGATTTCATTTTGTGTGTCGTTCATAGCCGATCTTTTTATTTGGGAGAAGGCCCCGAAGGGCCGGGGATCACCTGAAGGTTTTGCGCACCACCTGCTGGAGGAACAGCACGATCACCCAAGCGCCGCAGAAGACCCAGTAACTAGGGTCCGTCCACGCCGGGTTGCTTGAGGGGAACATTGCCGGCATCACTGATGTCCAGAGCATCCACATGAGCCACCAGATACCGAGGACTATCGGGACAATGGCGGCCATCAGCAACAGCCAGGCGGCGATGGCGAAGGGTTTGTTGCCCCTCACTTTTTCGCTGCCTTGGCGGGCAAGTCGTACCAGGCCCACTTGCCTTTGTTGGCGGGGTCAACAGCCTGCCACGCAGGGTGCGTGCCGGTGGCTTCCTTCATCTCATCGATCTTGCCGATGACGCAGCCGCGGAAGCTGGCCAGCGAGTCAATCATCTTTGCTGTTTTGTACTCGCGGGTGACGAGCAGCGCATCGGTGGAGACGGTCGTGATACCAGCAGCATTCAGCTTCGAGTAGTTCAAGCGGGCGGGGCGGTACACATGCTTCAGACGCTCAGCGATGGGGCCGGTGATAGGCAGCAGCTTGAAGTTCGGGCCAAGGTCCGTGATCAGCTTGACGGGCGCACCACCGACGATCAGGCCGGCGCTGACTTCACCGCTTTTGATAGCAGCGACGACGAGGTCGTTGGTTGCGAATTCCACCACGTTGTAGGTGATCTCGGAGTTCATGCGGATCACCTTGGCTGTGATCGCGGAGCCGCCAGAGGCACCGATCTTCAACCCAGCCAGCGAGGTCAAGTCGGTCAGCACGACCTCCTTGGACCCCATACCCATGACGCCGCCGACCTTGATGCCGGAGTTCACGGGCGCGACGATGTGAATCTGCTCGTTGTGAAGCGCCAGCAGCGTCTTAAGGTTGCCCAGCTCCTCGTTCTTCGCGCGCAGGTACAGCACGTCGGACTGGACGAAGGCGGCGTTGACCTCGTTGCCGATCAGCCGGTCGACATTGTCCATCGAGCCGTTCGAGTTGATCTCGACCATGGCCACCTCGTTGCCGCAGGCATTGACCATCTCTTTGTAGAGAGTGGAGTACGTCAGCTTGGCGCCGCCGGTGGCGACCTTCAGTGTCTGCGCGGCCACCGGGGCAAAGGAGCAGGAGGCGACGAGCATTGCCGCAGCGAGGGAGAAAATTCGTGTGAGTTTCTTCATTTGGTTTTTCTTTTTATGGTGAAGAGTTAATAGGCGTTGGGGGTGATCAGTGGATTGATCGACGTAGCTCGGGTGGCGTCCTGGTCGGCAGCAACCTTCGCTCGGTGGTCCTCGCGCGCTTTGCGCAGGACCTTTTTCATCTGCCGGGTGCCGATCGCGTCGGTCAACTTACGGCGCACCTGCTTTGACAGCGAGGCTTTGTGGCCCTTGAGCAGCTTGCCGTTCTTGGCGACCAGGCCCGACACATAGAGCCGGTGGTGGTAGCGTTCGAGCGACTCGCCTGCAAGGCGTTCGGGGGTGTGGAGGTCCTTCATTTTTCTTCTTATCTCCGGTGGTTGAAATTACGGTCGCGACAGGTAGGCCTGAGCCTGGTCCGGCGTGCGGGTGATGGCAATGGCACGAAGCAGCAGATCGGCTGTGATCCCACCGGCTGCAGCTGCGGCCTGCTCGTCAACGGCGCCGACGTCGACGTTGCCTGATCCCAATGAGACGGCGCAGCGAACCCCATTGATGCTGTAGACCATGATGAAAGTGCTCGTGCGTGGGTTGCGGAAGAGGCCGGTCGACGGGTAGAGCGCCGCCTGGTACTCCTGCCCCGCACCGGGGTCGAAGTCCTTGAGGGGGATGGCCTTCACGCCGCCGCCTTGCTGAAGTCGACGTAGTATTCCCGGCCAACCTCGAAGAACGCCGCCGCAGGCTTGTCCTTGTGGATGTTGAGGATCACGCTGGCCGATGGGGTGGCGTCTGTGAAGGCCTTGTTTTCGCTACCTGGCACGTCGCTGTAGACCGCCAGCATGTAGACGGCTACGTGGTCCCCCGCAGTAGGGAGGGAAGCGCTGGTAACCTGCATTTTTGCACGTACTGTGTTCATGGTGTTCCTGTTATTCAATCTTCAAGGACTTCATTGCTGCATCGTCAGGACCCGCGGAAGCCGGCGCGGAAACTGACGTTGAAGGGGAGGAGCCCCCTTCGAGGAAAAATGCCAGGCCACCGAGGATGGCGATCAACGTGATAGACGCGAGGATGCGGTACAACATTTAGCGGACCCTTTCAGCAAGAGGCGCGGCGGTGTAGATGCCGGCAGTGGCCTTTTGGGCGTCGATGACATGCGCGGTCAAGCCGAGCTCTGAAGCGGACAGGCCGATCACGGGCGTCTCGTCCATCAGCGATGTCTCCAGCTCGGCGAACGCGCGGTTCAGTGAGGTCTGGACGGCGTCAATTGCGGTCTCGGTCTTGATGCGCGCGAGGAAGTCATCCTCGTTCATGCCGGCGGCCTTGTTCAAGCGCTGCGCGGCCTGGCTCATCTTCCAGATCGCTTCGGCGCGGTTGATCTCCAGCTGGAACTTCTCAAGCTCATCTTTGACGCCCTTGTAGCGCGCCTCGCGCACCTGCAGGAGCCGCTCCATCTGGCGTTGCTGCTCTGCAAACTTCGGCGCGTCTGCAGGGAACGAGACGGCGAAACCTTCCACCTGAGAGGCGAAGTTGGCAACCTCAGTGCGGAAGGTCGTGATCGACTCCTTGAACTTGGTCAAGGCCTCCCGCTGCGCCTGCCACTCATGCTGCAGTGTCTCCACCGGGTTGCGGGACGCCTCATGCCTGATGCCCTTGAGCTTCAGGTTGGCGGCCTTCATCGCCAGCACCGGAGCGCCGTTGATGAGCACCAGGCCCACGACAAGGGCAAGGCCCAAGCCGATGATCCCTTTGACGGCCAGGAAGATCACCGGGGAGATGAGCACTGCTGCCGTCAGGCCGAGGCCCCACTTCAGCGCTTTTGCTTTTGCTTCGTTTGTCATGATCATTTTCCCTTGTTGGCCAGAACGACACAAAGCGTCGCGTCGGTGGCGCTGTTGGACGCGCCCTTGAGGGCGCAGCGCGCCTTCTGAGGGTCCACGCCGCTGGCCACCATCCTGGCGATGGTGCGGTCCTCGTTGATCGAGCAGGCCACAGGGGCCAGCAGCACGAGCGCGGCCATCGCCGCGACAAAATACTTGAATGCAGATTCCATGTTTTTCTTCTTTTAGTTGTTGATGAATGATTTCGCCGCAGCACGGATGCGGTCCTGCACGTCTTCACACCTGGCCTGCGCCACTTGCCAGAGGTCGTCGTCGATGTACCGCTCGATCGCCTCGCGCGCGATCTTCACGAGTTGGGGTGGTGGGATCGCGTCGAGCTCCCAGCTCTTCGTGCCGTACTTTTTGCGGTAAGACGCAAAGCGGGAGTCGGTGGCCTTCGCAGGATTCGGCGGAGGCTTGAGCTTGGCGATCTGCTCGAAGTTCAGGGCCAGTCGGTCGAGCTCGATCGGCGTGTCGTACTCCTCGGCGAACAACTTGATCCGCTCCTCAAGGTCCCGGCTCATGTCGATGCCGCTGGGGTCGTGGTCCCCCAAATGCAGGATGACGATCTCCTGCTCACCGCGTGTGTCGGCGACATCTTTCTCGACGAACTCGCGCAGGACCGTGCCGCTGGGGTAGCCGCGAGCCGCCAACAGCGGCACATCGAACTCGTAGCAGACCTGCTGCAGCACCCCGACAAGGGCTTCCTTCTCGACGATGACGATGGGTCGCGTGTACTGGTTGTCCCACATATCGATGTGGAAGCTGCGGGCCGACGCCTCCAGAATCTGGGCGCCGTCGGTCCAGCGCTGACGCCGCACGAAGTCGCGGGTGCGGTCTTCGATGGCGTCCCAGTCCAGCAGGCCGGCCATGCGGCCGTCGTTGACAACCCCGGTGATCGTCTTGTAGCTCTGGACCGTGTTGGGGATCAGGTCCTTGGCCACCAGTTGGTAGTACAGCTGCCGGACGGTGAGCGTGAAGCCCATCCGCTGGTAGCTTTCGATGATGTCGTTGCAGGTCTCGATCATCCGCAGGGTGGCGGGCTTGAAGGCGATGTTCTTATATTTTTGCTTCATGGGAGCCTTTACAGCTGGATCAGGTGGTCGGCAACAGACTGGCTCACCTCCTCGTGCGTCACCAGCAGGATTTGCTGGAAGGAGCACTGAGCAAGGAAGCCGAGCATGTTGTCGGTGCGGTCGTGATCCATGGCAGCTGCTGGCTCGTCAAGGATCAGGAACGGGGCGGCCGGCAGGAACGTCCGGACCAGGGCAACCCGGATGGACAGGCCCAGGGCGTCGAGCGTGGAGCCGCTCATCGAGGTGACCGAGTGCCCGTCGACCTTGAAGCCGTCGGATTCTTTGGTCACCTTGGAAGCGGTGCCGCGGATGTCGCTGAAGTAGCTGCTGACGGCTGTCAGGACGATGTTCCACAGCTTGTCTGCGATCAGAGGCTTGCACTGGCGCACCCGCTTGAGCAGGGCGTTGTTGAACTCAAGCGTCTCCAGATCGCGTTCGCGCTGGGCCAGAGCCTCGGTGCAGTCGGCCACAGCCGCCACAGCCCGGTCGTAGGAGGCCTGCTGGTCCTTCAGGAACCGCTCAGCATCGCTCAGGGCGGTCACGGCGGCTGTGTGGGCTGCCCTGGCACGCTCTGCAGCGCCGCGGGCCGCTGTGAGGGTGTCCTGGGCGTCCTGCAGGGTTACTTCCGGCAGGGTCAGCAGGGCGTCCTGTGCATTGCTGTCCTCTTCCTGAGCCACCAGCAGCTGGGCCTGAAGGCCTTCGAGGCGCACCACGTCAGCGTCATAGGCACGCTGGGAGGCCTGCAGCGCCTCGATCTGGCGCTTCAGGGCCGCCGTATCGACCACCGCGCCAACCACTGGGCCCTTCCAGCGCAGCACAGGCGGCAGCTCGCCGTCGGCCAGCTCGCAGTAGTCAGGGTGCTGGTCCAGCACCTTCAGGGCGCCCGTTGAGGCGTTGCGGATGGCCCGCATGGCAACGAGGTCCTGCTGCACCGTAGCGATGCAGGTCTGCTGCTCCGCCCGATCAGCAGTCGCGGCGTCGAGCGCGGTCTGAGTCTCGGCATTTTTGGCCGCGACCTCTGGCACGCCGCTAAAGTCCTTGCCGCAGAAGGTGCAGCTGCCGTGCGTCAGCGTCTGCTTGAGCAGCCGGATGTCGCCGTCAAGGCGCGCAGCCCGGGCCTGCGTCACGGTCACGAGGGTGTCGAGCGCGCCGATCTCCGTGTCGAGCGCTTCGAGCGTGCCCTCGTAGGTGGCGCTGTCAGCGACCCGCGCAGCCGTGTAGGGCCCGACTTTTGCGAAGGCGGCGGCAATCGCGATGCCGTTGCCGGCGTCGGCGATCTGCCGCTGCAGGGCCTCGACCTGGCCAGCGACGTTGTCGGGGGCGACACGGGTGCCGAGATTGCTGATCTTCTCCCGCAGCGCCAGCACAGCGCCTGCCGTGCGGGCAGCGTTGCGGATGGCGTTGTCCCGCTGCACCACGCGCTCGCGGGCCTCGGCGTGAGCTTCCTGGGCCTTCTGCTCGTCGGCTGTGAAGCGGTCCACGTCGAGCACTACCGACTGCAGCGAGAGCTTGGCCGAGTCGATGCGCGCTGCGGCAGCGTCTGCATCGAACGGGACGGCGTCTGCCTTGGCGCGCTCCAGCAGCTCCTGCGCAGCCTTGAGGGTCAGCTCGGCGGAGCCGGTGTTGCCAAGGGTCAGCTTCTCCTGCATCAGCTCAATCAGCCGGTCGATCTGGTCGAACTCGGCAAGCTTCTCGATCAGCGCGGTCGTCTCCTTGGCGCCAGACTCGAGGGCCCCGCGGATTTCGTTCTGGTTGGACAGGGTCAGGCGGGCGGCGGCGCCAGCGTCGACCTTGAGCAGGCGGGAAATGAATGCGGTGCACTCGTTCTGCCCAGTCACGATGCCGCCGTCATAGTTGATCTCGGCGCCAGACTTGCCGCGCTTGATCGTGTAGACGACGCTGTCGATGACGACCTCCAGCTCGACCTTCAGCGAGCCGACGGCCTCGCCCCAGGTCACGCAGTCTTCGAGCGCATCGCGGATTGCCTTCACGCCGAACAGGGCGTAGGAGATTGCTTCTAGCAGCGTGGACTTGCCCTGCTCGTTGAGGGCGCGGATGGCTGTCATGCCGGCGCCGAACGTGACGCTGAGGTCACGGTGGCGGCGGAAGTTTGTCAGTGTGATTTTGTTAAGCATTGGCATCCTTCAGGGTGTGGCGTCGGAACGCGGCTGTGGCGACCGGGACCAGCGGCTCGATGAGCTGCAGCATGGCCTCGGCGTAGACACGAATTTCGTACTGGCTGTGGCTATGCAGGCGCAGCTGTAGGAACTTCATCAGGTTGTGCAGATTCACGGTGGCGAACATATGGCTGTAGGTGCCGACCGGCAGCACGCTGCGAGCAAGCTCCCGTGGCACGCCTTCGGCCAGCATCTCGTGGTAAACGAGGAACGCCGACTCGCACGCACCTGCGATTACCTTCTGCCAGACCCCAGCATCCGCATGCTGCTCGTGCGTGCGCATCTGCTTGTTAGAGTCGCTCTGCGTCGTGATCTGGTCCAGCTCGGGCACGTAGAACTCTTCTGGCAGCTCGGCGTAGCGGGCGGAGATTTCGTTGAATCCCCAGGTGCGGTGACGATGCCACTGACGGAACACGAAGATCGGAGCCTTGACCTCGAAGGTGAACGACACGGCCTCGAAGGGGGAGGTGTGGTGGTTCTTGACGAGGTAGTCGATCAGCTTGGCGTCCTTGCCCTCGTCATCGCCTGTGCGCCACTCGGCGTTGTAGGAGACGCGAGCGTTGCGAACGATGGAGAGGTCGGACCCCATGTGATCGATGAGCCGGATCAGCCCGTGGTTGAGAACTTTAATTGCTTCGGTCATTTGCTGGCCTTCTCGATTAGTTTTTGTTGTAGTTGGAGTTCGGCGGGGGTCCTGAATTGCCAGAGGTGGGTGTCGATTCCGTGCAGGGTGACCACCACTTCGCACACGACGAGGACGGCGCACAGCAGCCAGAAGGCTGCCCACTCGTTCACGTCGCCGCCTCTGGCGTTGAGTACAGCGCCTGGACCGCTGCACGTTGCTTGGGGTCGACAAGCATCTCCAGCAACATCTCGATGACGTTGACGGAGCGGATGTCCTCAATCGATTCGGCAAGTTCGTCGACGCCTTCAAGCTTCTCCGCCTGCACCGCGTTGGTGATGACGAATGACTGGCTGCGCTGGCGGAAGGCGGCGATCGCTTTGATGGCGGCAGCGGACTCGGCGCTGTTGGCGGTGCCTTCGACGCGGATGAAGCCGCGGCCTTCCTCTTCAGTGGCGCCGAGATCGCGCCAATCGATCTTCTCGAACCAGCCGTCGGCAGCGTCAGGCCTCCACGTTTCGATGAACTCGAGCTTTTCAGTCTCGGGGTCATTGGTGTGGTTGATCACCAGCGCGCGCTTCGTGCCGTTCTTCTGGCCGTCGCCGTGCGAAAGGCAGTCAGCGATCGAGGTGGGGAACTGGTTGCCCACGATCACGACTGCGCCGCCCAGCACCTCGCGGCCCTGGTGCTCGTGGCCGAAGATCATGGTGATGCCCTTGGCCTTCAGGGCCTTGGCCTGGTCCCGCGAGAGGTTCAACGAGTGGTCAGATGCGCAGGCAAAGATGTTGTCGAAATTGCAATGCAGCAGCAGGTACTTCGTGCTCTCGGGGACCCTGCCAAGCTCGTACTCGAAGAGGTCCTGGTTGGCGACGTGCGGCAGCACGTAGGTCTCAGCGTCCAGAGCCTGCGCGCCTGAGATCAGCTGGAAGCGCCCGGGGTGCTTCATGGCCAGGATCATTCCGATGAAGGCGACGGTGCCAAGGCGGGAGGAGTCCTTGGACAAGTCGTGATTGCCCAGCGCCCAAACCAGCTCGATGCCGGGGTTGGCCATCAGGAAGTTGTCGGTGTCTTCATAGACCCGCAGGGCGTGGAGCAGGGGAATGTCATAGACGTCGGTCAGGTCGCCGTTGACCACCACACGCTCGCAGCCGTTCTGCGGCGCGAGGGCCAGCAGCTTGGCATGCTGTTCGTGGCCCCAGTCGCGCAACGCTGCTGCCGAGGAGATGGTCGTTCCGCCTGTCCGCTGCACACCCAGGTGCAGGTCATTGATCACAAGTGTTTTCACGTTTTTTCCTTTGTTCAATTCCGCGTTTGGTGGCCTCGGAGATGGCCTTTCGTTTCGCCTCGCCCTCATCCGCAGCAAGCTTCACCAGCTCTGCCCGGGGGCGTTTGCGCGTCTCTTGGCAGGGGGTGCACTGCATCCGCTTGCTGCCGGTGGCTGGGTGGAGCACCACCTTGAAGCCCTCGTCAGTTTTGAAGCAGCGGCAGTAGGGGCAGAAGCGCTCCTTGACCGCCAGCGTCATCGGATCACCTGCCCGGTGGCGGCGGTTAGGGCTGCAAGGGCGGTGGCGTGCAGCGGGACCTTGCTCAAGTCCCACGAGCCCCCGACAGCGTTGTCGGCAAGCAGGAGGGCAAGGGGTAGGCCACGCCACAGGTTCTCCGTGGAGTGGTAGACCAGCACGCAGCAGACGCCGCCGCAGTTGGCACGCTTGCGGAGCCGGGCCAGCTGTGTCACACGCTTGCGCTCAAGGCGGAAGGCATGCTTCGTTTCTTTGACCTCGATCAAGCCGTGGAAGGTTAGGGTCGTGTCCCCGCGGGGCCCACAGTCCTCGACCTTGCAGAAGAACTCGAAGTCCGCCGCTGCAGCCTTGATGGTGCGGCCGGCAGCCTTGGAGTCGACCATCCGGTTGAACTCGTGGTGCGGGTGCTGCGCCCAGTCGGTGAGCGCCCTCTGGGTGGCCTTCTCGGCGACCTCTCCGCGATCAGCGAAGACGTTGATCTTTTTGAAGTGGGTCATGCCGGTGCCCCCTGACGGGAGTTGCCGCGGCCTGGCCCAGAGGGTTTGCAGGCTAGCGCTGCACCGATGTCGCGGTCCTTCTGGGCTGCACGGGTGCAACCGCAGGAACGGCTCTGGCCGCCCACCAGGTAGTCATGGCGGATGGCGCGGGTTGTGCCGCAGTCGCACTGACAGCGCCAGCTCTTTTTGCTGGCGCCAGGCGCGGCGGAGATGATTGTGAGTTTGCCTAGCTTTACGCCGGGGGCAGGGCGCGGCGGAACGTACGCCGGCCGCGAGAGCTTGTCGCTCATGTGGCACCACTTTCTTATTATTTTTATTGGGCGCGGAAACCGACAACGCTTCGCTCGTTGGCTTAGTCGTTGTCGGGATTGAAACTATACCTCAAAAGCCTTACTGACGGCAGCGGCAATCACTTCGCTGTCAACAGTTTCACCACACTCGATCTGCTGGTGGAAGTCACGCCCCAGCGAGATCGAGCTGATGATCGGGATCACCTTGCCGCCATACGGCTGCGTCATGCACCCGTGGACGATCTTGATGACTTCGTAGGCATCGTCGCGGTGCACGGAGAACACCACCTCGTCGTGGACCGGCGCATAGAACCGGGCACGGAACCTGCCGGTGAACACGCCTGAGCGCCACATTGAAGCCATCGCCAGCTTGGTCTGCTCAGCGCCGGAGCCTTGAATCTTGAAGTTCGGGCCCTGCCGGCCGGCCTTGGAAGCCTCCCAGCGGTTGTCCGACATCAAGGTTTCACGCAGGTGGCGCCGCGCTCCCATGCGGGTCGTGGCGTAGCCGTCACGCTCGACCTGAGAGCGCACGTTGTCCTTCCAGATCATGATGCCCGGCATGGCCAAGTCCTTCGCGTCGAGGAAGGCCTGCGCGGTCTCCTCGTCGGACAGCAGCTCCTCGGCGATCTTCGGGGCCATCGCGTCGTACTGGGATGCGAAGTTCACGGTCTTGGCGTCGCCGCGCAGGTCCTTGGCTTTCTTCGCTTTGACCGGGTCGCTGCCCTTGAGCATGGCGATGAACGGGTCGTACTCGATGGCCTCGCCCCACAGCAGCAGCGACGCAGCCACAGCTGTCAGGCTGTGCGGGTCCTTCAGGTTGTCGCCAACGTAGCAGGCTGTCAGAGCCTCGTCGCCTGACCACTCAGCCATGTCGCGCAGCTCCTGACCGGAGAAGTCGAGTGAACCCACGAGAGCGTCTGCCATGTGCGGCTGGACCACGCCGCGGAACTCGACGCCTTCTCCAAGCTTCGGCATCTGCTGGATGTTGGGGTCGCTAGCGCTGTAGCGCAGCGTCACAGCCTGGCACTGGTTCAGGGAAGGGTGGATGTACCCGTCACGCCAGTGCGGCAGCGCTTTGTACGGCCGGTAGAACAGGTTGCGGCGGGTCATCACCGTTCGCACCGTCTGGTAGGCCTTGAGCACTGCCCGCTGCTCGTCGGTGACGTTGTCCTTCTTCAGAGCCCACTCGACAGCCGTGTCGTCGGTCGAGGCCTTCGAGATCAGCGCCTCCATCTCCTCAGCTGAGAACTCGACTTCCTTACCATCCTTCTCCCGCCGCATCTTCTTGAAGGCGTTGCGGAAGACCTCGATCTCGCGCTGTTTGTCGGTCAGCTTGTTGAAGATGCGAGGCTTGATCTTGATGACGTGGTAGAACAGATTCTGCATCTGCTTCGGGCTGCCGAAGTTGATCTTCGGGTCGCCCGTGAAGTTGTCCTTCATGAGCTTGTTCAGCGCGTGCACGTTGCCGTCCTCGATGACCCTGGCCAGGATGGTGGCCATGTCGCTGTCGGGGAACTGCTCGCACAGATCGAAGGCCATGCCGTCGAGCTTGCGCTTCTTCGTGGTGAACTGCACCTCGTCGGTGTCGACCAGCATCGCTGCGGCTTCCTTGACGGCTGCCGGCGACATCTCGGTGAACTCCGGGCAGACCGTGCCGGTCCAGCCGTGGCCCAGCAGGTAGGTCTTGAGCGTCGCCCAGGCCGCCTCGTAGGCCACTTCGTCACGCGCCTCCATGTTGCGCAGGTTTTCCAGCGAGACCGGGATGCCCTGCACGTAGGCAAGGCTTGTCAGGTACTCGGGCAGCTGCTCGACCTCCAGGTAGACGCCCCACGTCTGCTCCAGCTCCATGACAAGGCGGTAGTGCGTGTGCAGCGCCGCAGTGCAGATGGTGTCGTCGCAGCCGTAGTCGAAGACTTCGCGGCCGGTCAGCTCGTTCATCTTGTACTGGCGTCGCTCCCACTCCTGCACCACAGGGGCGACGAGCAGCACGTCCTCCGCCTCCTCGCCATCCCGCGCCGGGCTTGGCCCCCACACTGCCGCCACGATCTCCTTCTCGAAGGTCTTGAGCACCTCACCACCCTTGAGGCTGCCGACAGGGCCTTCCTTGCAGGTCGTCTGCTCGTAGGTGGCCTGCGCGTAGTCAAGGTGCCGCAGGCTGCGGTCCTTGAGTCCCTTGGGGTAGTTCTCGTTGGTGTACGAGGCACCGATCTTCGTGTCGACCGCGTTCGGCACCATGCCGTGCCAGCCGTTGTCTGCCCACTTGCCGCCCCAGGTGCGGTACAGCACGGAAAATTCAAACTGGCGATTCTGGATCACCGTGTGAATCTTTTGGGGGATCAACTCGGCCATCTGACGGCACTGGTCGACCGTGATGTTGTCGGTGTCCTTGTGGTCAACCGGCATGTAGATCGTGTGCTGGCTGTTGTCGCCGAAGGTCAGGGACATGCCGGTCAGCTCGTGGCCAAGCACGTCGATGCGCGCCCGGTCGTTCTCGGTGAGCGACTTCAAGCGGCTGATCCACTCGTCCGATTCCTCGCTGCTGGAGGTCTCGATGTCGAGCGCGGCGAACGGGCTGAGTGACATCTGGGCTTTGACCTGGCCGTAGGCCTTGTCATAGTTCGCGGCCGTCACCAGCGTCTTAGTGCCGTAGAAACGCCGCAACTCAGGCACGCGCTGCTCGTCGGCCAGCTCTGACCACTGCTTGACCATCCCGGGGATGAGCTCAAGTGGGCGCTTCTTCGTGTTGACCTCGTTGATCAGCAGGCTCGCAACGCGCCAGCTGGTGGCCACACCTTGCTTGTCGTCGATGAGCTTCTGCAGGTGCGGGAAGTCAGCGATGTCTTCCTTCAAGCGGTCCAGCTGGTCGTTCTGAATCAGGTCGGTCAGCATGTCCAGGCCGTCGAGGCCGAAGATGCGAACCAGGTCGACGAACTTCGTGTCGCCGAAGCCCTTGGCTCCAGGAATCTTGTCCCCCGGGTCCCCGACAAGGGCCTTGTACAGGGTGATGTATTTGTGCGGGAAGCCGCCGAACGGGTTCTTGTTGAGCTCGCCAAGGCGCCAGACGCTGGTGTTCTCGTCGACCAGAACGGAGAGGTCGCCGTCAACTGTGGCCACGACGTTCTTCTCGTTGCGCAGATTCTTGCAGAGGTAGCCGATCACGTCGTCAGCTTCAAGGCCTTCCTGCTGCGCGATGTGCACGCCGAGATCGCGCATCATCTGTGTGGCACGCTCGCGGGCGATGTTCAGCTGCTCGCTGACCGCGTCACACTTGTCGCGGCCAACCTTGTAGGTGGGGAGGAACGAACGGCGGCGGAGCTTGGCGTTGCGCCCGTCCCAGACCAGAATGGCCTGGCGGGGGGCAAGGTCGAACTCCTTCAGGTGGTCGCTGAACTTCTCGAAGAAGCCGTCGATGCCGTACTGGGCGCCGTTGACCTGCACCGGTTTGCCGTCCACCTGAATGACGCGGCCTTCGTCATGGTCGACCCCGCGCAGCAGGGCCTGGTTCATCCAGCTGTTGCCGTCGATTATGAGACGCATGAGTTGGCTTTCGATTTGTTCCTGACGTCAGAGCCGTCGAGGAAAACACGACGCGTGGTCGTGTTTGGGATGAATCTTGGTTCGAGCCACTCGGGGTAGACCCCGGCGGCCGGCAGCTCCACAACGACGAGTGCGCTGATCTGGTAGCTGGGTGGCTTGGTGCTTTTGAGCTCAGCCACGATCCCCGTGCGCAGCTGCTCAGTGAGCCAGCCAAACACGAAGTGCTTTGAAATTTTGGCGGAGGCCACGCAGGCGATGAGGCCTGCGCGGGTCTTCGGTGTACGAAGGAGGCCGTTCAGTGTGGCCTCCGCTTTGCGCACCTGGGCGCGGCGCGACTCCGGCTTCATCGGTGAAACCTCTTTGTCTTTTCGGAATCGCCCTGGCACCCGACGCAGCGAGTCTTCCCCAGCGCCAGACGGAGCGGGGGAATATCGACGCCGCAGTCGACGCACTCGGTGATTGGCCAAGTCCCGTCTGCGGCTTGGACCTGCTCAGGCTTGGCCTTCTCGCGGGTGTTGGCGATGTACGCATCAGTGAGCTTCTGGGTCAGCTCGCTGGCGACGTCGAGGTCGTCTGCGACCGCGGCCATCAGTGAACCGCCTCGTGGAACGTCTCAGCCATGCTGCGGCCCGCGTGGATCAGGTCTTCCATCGTGTGGTCGTTCCGCACAAAGATAGAGATGCGGTTGATGGAGACGCCGTTTTCGGATTCGTGCTGGGCGGCAGCTCCGGTGAGGCCGACGTTGTCGGGGCGCTCGATGCGGACGATGATGCCGCCCAAGGCGATCACTGCGTCGGCTTCGTTGTCATACCGGCAGTCGGTGATGACGCTGTCCGGCCGGCCGTCGGCGATCCAGCGGCGCAGTGCGCGGTTCACCCAGGTCTCTTTGCCGAGCGTGTTGCGGATGCCGCTGCCGACTTCCTGCAGAGCCATGCGGCGGGTCTTGCCCAAGGCTTCGCTGTACTGCTCCTTGCCCAGGTTGTCGTGGTACAGGGCAGGGTCCTCGTCAGCGATCATCGCTGTGACATCCTTCAGTGCGTCGGCGAACGCGAGGCGGATGAAGCCTTTTTCGATCAAGCCTTTGGCAAAAGTATCTTTGCCGCTATGGGCGAGGCCCGTGATTGCGATCAATGTCATGGCTGTGCTTCTTATTATTTTTATGGTCAAGCCAGTTGAAGAACCTTCTCCATGCGTAGGAGCGGACGATGCTGATGACGGTGAAAACCATCACTACGGTGAAGTTTTGTTTTGTGTTGGACTGAATCTCCAGGAAAGGCGTGATGATGTAAGCCCAGGTCAGCATCGCGAGGATGAAGCCTGAGGCGGTGTTAAAAAGCTGCTCAATTAACGAGCGGGTTCGTGTCTGCATCGCAGGTCACCTTCCTTCAGATCGAGAAACTCGTGGGCCTTCTGGATCAGCGCGGTGTTTAGCCGGCGGTTGCTGTCCTTCCATGCAGGCGCCAGCAGATCGGAGAAGTCGGCACCTGACATCAGGATCGGCACCGCAACGCGATACAGGTCCATCAGCAAGGCTTGTTCGTCGAGGAGCTCACGGCATGCCGCGATTGCCCCGACAACGTCTGCAGTAGTGCCCACAACCTTGCTCTTGCTACGCTTTTTGCGCGGCACGAACCCGACGTGAATCGGTTTGATCGTGGGGATGGCTTCAGCGCTTTCCGTGCGGATCGCGCTGTTGATTGCCCAGAGCACGGCCGGCGAGAGGTTCTCGCCAGCCACAGCCTTGGCAAGTGGATGATTCGTGATCAGCAGCGGCACGCGCAGCCCGTCCATGCTGGCGTCGTGCGCCAGATCGGGGGCAACCCTCACGCGCTGCATGAAGTTCGACCAGCAGCCGTCTGGCGCGGCCGACATGCGGCAGTCACCAAGGTCCAGGCTGACCGACGTCTCGTAGTACACAGCGGGGGTACGTGTCATCGACGATGCAATGGCGACAAGCTTCGCGGCGGGGGTCCACCAGTCGCCGTCAGCGCAGCGCGGGCCAAAGAACGTGTCAGCCGCGGCGCCGGCATAGACGCGCCTTGCGACGCGGTCAGGAACGGGCAGACGGCCAAGCGGCCGGTCCACGTACTCTTCGTAGATCATGACGACCTCGTCCCGATCCACCCGGGGGCGGGGGACGCACCAGTCAGCGGCAAAGATGCCGTTGCAGTGGTCGAAGATTGTGAAGCCCGGCAGCATGACTGGTTTCGCATCTTTGGGTTCGTCGAGCATGCGCGCCTGAACTGTGTAAGTGAGCCCCAGTTCACCCAGGGCCTTCGCAACAATGTTCAGGGCGCGCCGCCCGTCGACCCAATTAGGCGCCGGAAGCACTTTCCAGCACAGCGCGCTCAGCCACCAGGTCGCGGTTGATCGCGCGATCCAGCGTGAACTGCATGCCGTTGTAGCGCTCGAGCAGCTTCTCCACGTTGACCCGCTCCAGCTTGGTCGTGTTGGTCGTCGTGTTGGTGTCTTCGAGGCTGGTCAGCACCACGAACAGCGCCTTGCACAGGTCGCCGGTCAGGTCCGGGGGGACCTTGCCGTAGCCGGCCCAACGCTTGGCGCTGTCCAGCAGTTCGTTGCACAGCTTGTCCACGTAGGTGGACATCGTGCCGACGTGCGCTTCCATGTGGCGCTCGATGTACTCGTCGATCTCTTCGACGGTGACATGGTCTTTGCCGGTGAAGTCGTTGATGACTTGGCCAAGCGCCTGGGTGTAGAACGTGAGGTCGCCACCTTCTTCGATGGCGTTGACTTTGTCAGGGGCCTGACGAAGTTCGTAAATCTCGGTGACGATGCCGAGGACCGCGTGAGCGAAGTCCTTGGCGGGGTCACCAGATCGGTTGAAAAGGGAACGGACGAAGCCGTCATAGCCGACGGTGTTGAACACCTCGTCAGCCGTCATGCGTGCAGGGGTTTTGTTATCGCTCATTTTTTCTTTTTATTATCGAGGGCGAGTTGAACAGTGTATGCCAGGTCGTAGTCAAGGTCCATGTTTCCTTGCATCCAGCGGAAGTACGATGAGGGCACATCGGCGAACGCGTCGCCCTTGTGTTTGCCCATCGGCATCTTCGCCATCTCGAACGGCGGGGCCGAGGCCTGAGCCAGCTCACGCAGGGTCATGCCCGTGCGCTCGCAGAGATGTTTGGTCAAGTGAAACGCGGTCATCACGTCTGCCATCACCCTGTGCGCACCAGTGGAGCGCGGCAGGTTCAAGGCGTAGATCATGGTTGACAACTGGTGGTTGCCGGACTCTGGGTAGAGTCGTCGTACCCAACGCAGCGTGCATAGCTCCTGCACGATGTTGGGCATGTAAGGCTTCAGGAACCGATGGTCGAATGCGATGCGGTGCCCAATGAGCACTACAGGGTCTTCGATCTTCGAGCCGAAGCAGCTTGGGTCGTCGAGGCCGAAAAATTCCTCGATGGTCGGTGAGTTCTCGACGTCCGCGTTGACGAGGTGGTGTACACCTGACGACTCCGGCGAGATGAATCGCTCAGGGTCGATCAGGCTTTCCACTTCCCGGATCACGTTGAAGTGCTCGTCGATCTCCAGCCAGCCCACCTCAACAACTTTGTCGTCTTCTTCGACTCCAGTTGTCTCAGTGTCACAGACCAAATATCTGACGTTGTCGGGGAGGCTCATATTGAGTTTTCAAAAGGAGCCCCGAAGGGCCCCTTTTTACTTACGGCTTGAGCGGCAGAATGGCCGACAGACGAATCTTCGTCCACGAGTTCTTGCCCTTCGATGCGGCCTCGCGGATGAAGTAGATCGTGAACGGGTCTTCAGGCAGCTTGTAGCCAGGCAGGCCCATGGCGACGCACTTCGCAGTGGCCTCCAGGTCGTTCTGGTACTTGCGGAAGGCCGGGATGCTCGACGACGCCAGCGTGATCTGGATCACGCCCATGAAGTCAGGCTCTTCCTCCGCGCCCATCGCCGCCACCTGCGTGTCGATGAACTCGCGGCAGGAGGCTTTGTCGAAGTCCTCCTCGGTGCGCAGGTACTCGAGGTATTCCTGCACGGGCTTGCCTTCCCAGGCCTTGTTCTCCTCGCCGACCACGTTGTCGATCGTCACGCCGTCGCCCGAGTAGGCAACGAACGCGCCGCTGGAGGCGCCTTCTTCACCTGGCGACACCTCGAAGTGACGGTCCCAGGCCAGCAGGCGGCCCTTGACCCACTTGCCGAGCACAAGCTTCTCGCCGTTCATTTCCTTGATCACGCCGTCCCCAGCCTTGAACACGCGGTGGCTGCCGTACCCGAAGTCAGCGGCGCCCTGCATGGCCTCCACTTCCTTCTTGAACTGCTTGGCCGCGGCTGCCGCTTCGTTCACCGCGCCGACGCTGCTTGTGGCAGCCTTGGCGATGGCGGTGCTCGTCACCTCGGCCGCCTCTTTGGCGTCCACGGTTGGAGTTTCTGCAGCTGCGGCAGGTTGTGCCGGCTGCTCAGCGACTGCGGTTTCGCCAGTGTCCGGCTCCTGCTCGAAAGCAGTTGCAGGGGTCTTGGCTTGGGATGTTGGCTTCTTGAGTGCCATAATTTTCATTTCCTTTTACATTGACATTAAAAATTGCTCAGGACGCTTTCGTCTTGAACATCTCGACGCCTTCCATGACCAGCTTTTCAAGGCTGAACCGGAAGACCCTCGTCTGCCCGCTGACACGCAGCGGACTGGACAAGCACAGTTTGTCCATGAGCGCAGGCGACTTGCCCATCGCGCTCATGAACGAATCAGCGTTGGAGTAATAGGGCGTGAAACCCTTGCGTTTACACCACGCGTAGTATTTGACGAACACCTCTCGCATGCGCAGCTCGACATACCCGTCACGGACCAGGTACTCGTCGCCTTCGCGCATTGCGAACTCGCCGTCGCTCGCCTCGGTCCTGGAGATCAGGCCGATGTCGTTCAAGGTCTTGGCGGCTTCGCTCATGGCCATCACACTGATGTCAGCCTTGTGCTCGTAGATCGACTGGCGCAGCACATCCATGTCAGCGCGCAGCGCGTCACCGTAAACGGTGCGCAGCACGCCGTCGAGGTAGTTCAGGCCCTCCAGCACGATGGCAAGGTTGTAGACCTGGCGGTCGACGACACCCTTGTCGAACGAAGCGCGCAGCTCGGCCCGGATCGGCTCAAGCGCCGCGCGCCGGCTTGCCACCGTCTCACGGTACGAGAACTTCAGCAGGGACCTGCCAAGGCTGCTCATGTGCTCCTGGCCAGCGACAGCCTGATCGAAGAACTTGGTGTTCTTCGTCGAGTCGTCGGGGTTGAAGCCCACCGGCAGCGACCGCTGCACCACCGCCGTTTGCATCTCCTGCGTCTCAGCAAGGAATGCGATCGGCGTCGAGTACGAGTAGTCGGTGATGTCGCGGAACGACGAGCTGGCGTTGCCTCGTGACATGCCACCTGAGGACCCGGTGCCCTGGTTGTAGGCAAGCCTGAAGGCTTGCAGCAGCAGGTCGGTGCGGATCGAGCCCATCTCCGTCGGCTTGTACTCATCGAGGATGAGCGGGATGCTGGCGGAGCCCGTAAAGGCGGCCTTCAAGGAGAAGGCCGTGGTGGTGGTCGCACACGATTTGATGACGACGTCCGTGGTCAGGTAGAACATCCGGGCGAACAGGCTCGTGGTGAGCGTCTTGCCGCAACCTGCAGGGCCATTCGGGTGCAGCAGCGGGAACTGCTGGAACGCCTGATGGTAGAACTGCCGGTGAAAGCACGACACAGACCAGCCCAGCATCTGCGCCACGATCGTGGGGTTGTTGACCTTGAGCAGCGCCCGAATCCAAGCCAGCGAGTCCGGCGTGTTTTCCAGAGGCTTGGCGTTGTGCACGTCAGCGTAGAAGATCGGCCGGGTGGAAACGGCTGGCTGGAACACGTAGGCCGCGTCAGCGTTCTCGGTGAGGACGCTGTCGGGGTGAACCCAGACCACATCCTTGATCGACCGATCTTTGATCAGCGGGTTCTGGATGATGTCCAGCCCCTCTTTATGCAGGGCGTACACGATACGTCCTCCTTTCTTTGCGGCGCGCGACAGCATCAGCTGAACCGCGCCGGCTTGGGTGTCTGTGCCAGAGAAAATGCCGCCGTAGTCCGAGCAGTAAGCGCTCAGGTTGGCGCGCGACGTGAAGGACTTGCCTGGGATCGAGTGGCGCCCGGCGCCGATGCCGTCGCACATGACGTCGGCCTCGATGCCCAGCACCTTCAAATCCTCAGCGTCCATCATCAGCGTCGGTTTGCGGAAGGCGATGTTGCTGATGGTCTTGGCACCCTCGGCGGTCCGCTTGTGGATGCCGGTGGTGGTGATCATCAGGCCCTCAAGCAACGCCGATTGCGCGGAGTTGATCTCTTGGGCAAGCTCTTCGGTGAGCTCCTCTTCCTCCGCCTCAGGCACGCTGCCAACGCCTGCGCCGGCTGACAGGCCGTCGAGGTCGCCGGTAGGCGAATCGACGTCGACCAGCGAGCGAATGGCGCCGCGTGAGTAGCCGTAGCATGGGTTGTCGTGGGTGTATTCCCACATCCGCCGCAGCTCCTCCTTACGCTTGCGCGGGGAGTTGTAGCGGGCAGAGTCGCCCTCATGCGTTTTGCACAGCCCTTCGGCCGCCTCGACGAGCTGCTCGGCAGACTTGCCCAGCGCGTTCGCCGTGATGGCAAGTTGCATGGACAGCTTCTGGAAGCCGACGCCCGGGGCAAGGCCCTCACCGCGCATGATGCGCTCGATGGTGGGTGGGAACTGACCCTTGAACTTGGCGAGGAGCGCCGTGTCGGCGCTGCCTTTGGAGCGGCGCTTCAGACCCTCTTCCATCTTGGTCTGGCACTTGTTGAACATCGCCGCGAGGGCGGTGCTCATCTCAGGCAACTCACGCTGTGGCTCCGGCGTCGGCTGACTGCAGAGCTTGTTGTAGAGCTCCACGGTCATCGACATCGCGTCGTCAACAGAGATGGGCACCTTGTACATGCCGTTGCTGCGAACCACGCCAGGCGTGCGCCACATCCTGCCGCGGCGCCCGGTGTAGACCCGCAGGTCCAGGGTGTCGACGACCATCTGCATGGCCATCTCGCGGTAGATGTAGGGCAGGGCGACGACGCCGGCCTTGGGGACCTTGGCCATCAGCACCACTGCGGGCACCTCAAGGTGGAAGCCTCGGCCGCCAGTGGCATAAAGCCGCAGGCTGCGCAGGTTCACGCCAAGGTCTTGAAGATTGGTCAGGAACTTTTGGAACTGAGGTATTGTGGCCTCGACGTTCTCGGCGTCCCAATCAAAATACAGCGGACCGCTGTACTTCATCTTGGCGTATTCGTCGCGATCCCAACTATCGTCGGGTGACGAGTGAGCATCGAGGACGGTCACGAAGGCCGGCTGACGCTCACGCAAAATCTTCTCTCGGTGCTCGGACAGGGCCTCAACCCATGCGTCCTCGCCTCCGGTCATCTGATACCAGAAAAAACTCATTGTGGCCCACTATTATTATTTTTATAGGGCTCAGGTGAGGAGCCGTCAGTACCTTACAGGCACCTCCGGGAATCGCTCCCTGAATTTATTCAGAGTCACACAGTACGTATCTCCCTCGACCTGATGGTGCTCTTTGCTCCGGGTCTTTAGAAGTATTGCGTAATGAGGCACGAATTGTACGCCTTTGCCGGGAATTTGCTTGCCTTTCCACTTCAGAATGAAGTTCTGTGGCACCTGCATGAACAGGTCACGGCCGCGCCAGCGCTGAGGTTTGACACTCAGCACCACGGGACCCTGTTCGTCGATCATGGTGAGCGTGGGACCGCCGATCCGAGTCATCTCCATGTCGCCCATCAGCACCATGGAAAGGTCGCCCGGCTGCCCGTCGCGGAGGGTGTAGACCACCATCCTGCGGTTGGGAAAGCCAGACTCCAGACTCAGGGCGCCATAGCTCTCATAGACCTCACGCTCCCCTGGCAGCAGTGTCTGGATCAGCGCAGCTAAACTCTCCGCGTCGTCCAAAAACCTGCCGCTATTTTTATCCGCCATAAACGGCCCTTCTCAAATCTTTGTATCCTCCTTGGACACTGTTCGCCAGCTCATCATTGTCCAGAAGGTTTCTGAACATGCCTACCTGAACAGTTCCCTGCGCTATCGCCAAGCGGCAGTGAACCACGTCATCCTGGCCGTCGCGATCCAACCTCGCCACCACCTGATGGAAGGGCGTTGGCGTTGTCGGGGCCTCAACAATGAGCATATCAGAGCACACATGCTGTAGGCCGTCGACCCCAAAGCCTGCGCTCTGTGGCTGAATCTGGATGACCCTGCAAAGCGGGTCGTCGATAAAGCGCTCGATCGCCGCGAGCTTGGCCTTCGGAGAAACGTCCCCGTAGACCGCCACCGCGTTGTATTTGGTCAATGCCCCCTGCAGGTACTTGTTGGTGCGGCGAAAGTTCGCCACCACAACTAGCTTCTTCTCGCCAATCTCTTCCAGCGTCTCCTCGATCATGTCGAGCACCGCCGGCCGCCGGTCGGGATTTTCATCGAATTCCCCCCAGTTGACAATAATTTGTTGCAGGGCGGATCGCAGCTTGCTCGCCGAGATCGCGTCAATTTCCTTGCCGTTATCGAACTCCACGAGGCGTTCCTCAGCGATACGGTGGTAGAGCTTCAGGTGAGCATCCTCAAGGTTGTAAGGCCTTGGGGTAAAAATAACATCCGGCAGGTCCTTCTTAACCTCCCTGCGGAGCACGCGCGACGTCTGCACCTTCATGTTCTGGGCCAGCAGGTCAAGGTTCACCCAGGACGTCACGTTGTCATACTCGTCCTTCTCGCCGACGTGCAGCCGCTCGAAGTGCCGTTTGTTCCTGTACAGGCCCGGGGCGATGAGCTTCATATAGGCGTAGGAATCGCCAGGCTTGTTGACGGGCGTGCCGGTCAGCGGCAGCAGCGGGCGCTCCTCCGACATCAGCGCGATCGCCTTGTGGTTCTGGCTCTCGATGTTCTTGATCGCGGTGGCCTCGTCGGCAATGATGCCGAGCCGGCGACCTTCAAAATAGCCGTGCAAGTGCTCGAAGTCGTTCTTCAGCATGCCGTAGGTCAGCAGGATGAAGTCGGCGCTCAGGTCAAGCTGGAGCCGCTTCTTGGGGGCACCCGCGTAGAGCGTGGCGGACAGGGCCTTGCCCGTCTTGAGGTTCGTGATGCTGCCGAGCCACAGGTACCACTGCACCAGCAGGATAGGCGGCAGCACGACCAGCCATTGAGCGTAGCCGTGCTGGATCATCCAGTACAGGGCGTGGTGGGTGGAGCCGGCGGTCTTGCCGGCCCCGGGGTCCCAGTAGTAGCCGGCCCGAGGGTACTGGGCCAGCTCGTTCACCTCCTCTATCTGGAAGGGATACAAGACAAACGGAAATTTGAATTGCTCCCTGACTGCTTCGTAAGGCGTCATGTTGGTCTTTGGGAACGGTTGATCAGAAGTGGGCGAGAGCCTGCTGGGCCTGCCCGAGTTGGTGGATGGGTCGGTCGAGAACCGGGTGCTCCGGCACGCGGTACCAGCGCGCCCAATAGCTCATGGTGTCGATCCAGGCGTGGCCGTAGGCCTCGTACAGCGGCATCTGCATGTGAAGGTCCAGCTCAACGATGCGCTTGAGCACCGCGGGCGGTGGCAGGCCCATCAGCGACCGCACGAGGCGGCAGTCGGGGACCTGGCCAGCCAGCGCGATCTCGCCAGTCGCCGGCACGAACTGCACCGTCTGGAAGACCAGCGAGGTGAAGTTCGGGTCAGGCTGCTCGCCGGGGTACAGGCCGCAGGGCCTGGACATCCATGCGAGGTTCCAGGCCTCGCGGTCATGCTTGAGCAGCGGTGAGCTGAAGAGCCCAGTGACATCAGGCGGGGCGGGGGTGTAGAGGATGGTTTTACTCATGCAGCTGCTGCCTGCGGGGCGTTGCCAATCAGCGTCTGGCCAAGGTGCACGATCTCGCCCATCTGGCCCCCGGTCTGCCGCAGGTCAAGCTTGACCCGAGCGACCTTGATCTCGGCGTTGAGTGAGTTGGAAATTGCGTCGAGGCCCTTGCCCATCGCCTCCACGTCGGTTGCACTGATCTCCTTGCGGGCCAACGCCAGAAGGCTGTTGCCCACGACCCTGCGAAGGTCGCCGAGCGTGGAGATTTGGTCGAGGTCCTGCAGACCTTCAAGGACTGTTTTTGATGGTTTCATTCTTTGCTCTCTTCAGTTGTTTTGAAAGGCGGTGGATGGTGAGCTGCTCACGCTTCAAGTCAAGCAGCTCGGGGGTTAGCCGTGAGATTGGGATGCCCAGCCGTTGGGCAACGTAGGTGGGCTCCAGGGCCTGCCGGGCGCCCCAGGCTTTGAGGTCTGCCTCAGCGGGCTCAGGCCAGCCCGGGTGGGAGGCTTGCCACAGGGTGTAGGTGGCCTGGATGGCAACCTCCTCTGCTTCAGCCTTCACCCCGACGCAGCGACGGCATGTGTTCGCACCTTTGTAGAAGTGGCTGGGTTGCCGCCGCTCAGCGCACTCGGCGCAGACCTTGTAGAGCTTTTGGTGGCCCCGTGGTGACCTCTTAAATCCCCAGCGGGCCAGTTGCCTCCCCAAGGCCCTACTGGCTGCTGCACCCACGATGCGTGCGGCGGCGGAGGCTTGAACACGCGCCATGTCGTCAGCTAGCATCTGATCGAAGCAGCACGAGCACATCCACCACCCGAGGTAGTGCCTCCCCTGTTCAGTGGTCCCCCCGCAGCGAAGGCACTCATGGCTAGGCACAGGCCGCCTCGAACTGGGCGATCACCTCGGGCAAGGTGTCAGCTTCGTACTTGTCGTTGCGCAGCTCGACGAACCGCGGGTGGAACAGCGAGTGCTTGACGTTGCTTTCGGAAGGCAGCGACACCTCGTTGGCGCGGACGCACATGATCTTGCCCAGTACCGAGTCACGGTTCTCGTGCAGGTACAGCTCCATCTCACGCTTGAAGCCCGACACAGCGACCTCCAGCTCGCCATCGAGCGACTGGCAGACCACGGAGCCGAACGTGTCGGCAGTGCGCTTGCCGTCGGTGCCCTCGCGGAAGCCAGTGATCTTCAGATCGACATCGACCTCCAGCTTGAACTTGACCTGGTCCTTGCTGTCACCGTCGCGCCAGATGGCGTCGGGGTGCTTGACCACGGTGCCTTCGAGCTTCTGGGCCAGGACCTGCCGGTAATGCTCCATTGCCTCGGCCTTGCTGAACACAAGGCGGGACTCGATGGCTTGGATGCGCGAACGGCCGGCGGTGGTGATGTGCCCCAGCAGCGTTTGATAACGCCCCTTGTACGGGAGCTTGCAGGAGCCCTTGACCACAGCGGCGGCCAGCGGGATCAAGTCCCACGCGTCGAAGCGAATGTCGTAGCCGACTGGAATTTCGCCATCGTTCTGCAGGCTGTTGAGCAAGCCGTTGCCCTCGGCGCGGCTCTGCAGCACCCCACCCTTCCAGACGGTCAGCTCGCCATGGATTTGGGTGCCGCGCGGCGTCGTCCACTGCACGTCCTCGGCCAGCAGGTTCAACGCATCCCGGGGGAAGGTGTTGCCCTGCCGAGTGGTGATCAACACATTGCCGTCGCTGTCGTGGTCGATGCGGGCGAACATGCCGTTGGCCTTGAGCTGGCTGATGATGCCGACAGACCAATCCCACTTTTCGTAGTTGGAGTCCTTCGGCAGCGTGCACCGCATGTAAGCAAAGTCGGGGATCAGCCCGGGGAACGCGGCGTTGGTGATCGTCGTGCCGGCACCGCAGCGCAGGTCCTTCAGAATGACGCGGCGCAGCAGCTCGCCAGAGTCAGGGCTCAGCTCGCGCAGCGAGAACCCAATCTGCTCATGGGCAGCGTTGCCGCCGATCCTGCGTGCTGCGAGGTCCGCCAACAGCTTGAATTCAGCCTCCTCCCACTCCGCGGTCCCAGACGTTGTCGGGGGCGGCAACTTTTTGATGTAGTAGTTGACGGTGGGGTCGAGGGCAAGCTTGACGATGCTCCGCTCGTATTCGGAGAACTGGGCGACGAGCGCCTGCTTGTCCTTCTTGCCCGGCGTCAAGGCGATGGCTTCGATTTTTGCAAAGAGCAGGTTAGTGGAATCCATGGGTTGTCCTGTGAGTGATGTGATCAATGAAGTCGTCCATGTCGAGGTTTTCGGTTGGACGCCAAGGCGTGTGGAGGCCGTCGAGGTACTCCTCGACTTCTCCGCAAAGGTTTTCCGCGGCGGCTACCACGGTGGCGGTGTTCGACCAGAACCGACGCCACAGCACCGGCCCTTGGTTGCCGATGTTTTCGTATGCGTAGATCAGATAAACGCCGCCCTCGAACTCGGCGTAGCCGAGCATGATCTGCAGATTGCCCGCCTTTGCTGAGAAGCCGTTGGTGTTGTTCAGGGCGACCTTCCCCTCCCAGGCGAACTGGTCGGGTCGCAGCTCCGGAACTTCAGGCTGTACTTCGGCAACGCCGGGTTGTAGTTCGGCAACTTCGCTCATCGCTGTGCCCCGGTGACTCGTCCGCCGGGCATGAGGTGTAGCTTGCCGAGTGATCTCTGGGCTGCCGGCACGGCATGGGCCCTGAGGTGTGCGCCAATCCCAAGCGACGCCAGCTCGTGGCGCCCAAGGTGTTGTGCGATTTCCATGTCAATTCCGTGAACGGCAACGATGTGGCCCTCCACAAAGTTATCGCCACGGGCTGTTGCGTTAACAACTGCTCCGTCGATTTTGATGCCCGCTGTCCCCGGGTTGAATGGATCAAGGATGATCCATGAACCTGCGCGCCATTCGATCTTAAATTTCTGGTTTGTTTTCAAGGTGTACTCTTCGTAAGAAGGTGACGGGCCGTCAAAAGTCAGCCCGTAGGGATTGGAAAAATCAAAAGTTTTCCGGGCAGTCCCCTACCGCCCGGTCCACTTACAGGTGGCTAAAGGCGGTCACTTCTTCGCACGCAGGGTCTTCGCCCTCCGGCGTGTAGACCAAATACAGTTTGTTGTCCGCAACGATCGTGCAGACCTCGTGGAGCGCACTGAGCTTCGTGGTGGCAGCAACGAGGCGCTCGTCTGCTGTCAGCGCTGCATCAAGTTCCAACCACTCGATGTCAGAGCAGGGCACGGACCACGGATCAGGCGTCGGCGCGTCGTCGGAGGCGCAATCGACCCGGCTGCCCTGGAAGTCCCAGTAGTGCTCCCCAGCGCCGACGCTCTGGACTCTCGCCAGGTCAAGCGCCTCGTAGTATTCGCGGGACAGTTTGAAGCACTTCGGGGCGGTGTAGCCGCCGCGAACATCGCATCCGCCGTGGACGCTGACGATCAGGTGGGAAGGCTCGTGGCTGTCCTCGAGGTAGAGCTGCACGTACTGCAGCACCTGCGAGCAGTCCCAGTTGTCCGGGTCGTTGTACGTGTTGATCACGTTAGGCGCGGCCTCGTAGCGGCCTTCGTTGTGCTCGTGCTCGGCGAACATCTCCTGGATGCCCAGCCACGACTCGTCTTCGAGGCCCTCGTTCGCAACATAGGCGTCGAGCCGCTGCTGCATCACGGCGTCGAACTCCAAGCAGCCCACCATCCAGTGGTACAGGCTGATGGTGGCCAACATCTCGGGCCGGGGGACATGCTCAGGCTTGTCCTCGTAGCGCCAGGTGCTCCAGCGGCACGTCACTTCAGGCTGGTCGGCGAGTGACTTGCCGGCATTGCGCGACCAGTTCCTGCCGTAGTGGTCGCCGCTGTCGCACAGGCCGCGGCCGGTGTTCTCTTTGAGCATCTCCTCGACTATCTGGGCCGTGGTGACCCCGGTGTAGTCGCGAGTCTTGATCTCGGTTTCTGTCATGTGAACTCCAAAAATTCCGCAAAGCGCGGTTGATGGGACCCATTCCTTAAATAGGTCCCGGGGTGCCTGTCAAGTGTTGTCGGTTTGCCTTTCCATCTGCTTGTCGATCCGGGCCCTCAGCTCCCGCAGCTCACCAGTCATGCGACCCTGCGCCTGGCGGTAGTCGTCGATGGTTTCGTCGCGCTCGTCGATGATTGCCTTCTGGTGGTCCATGAAGTTCAGCGCGGCGTGCCAGACCTTGCTGCCGATCAGCTCCTGAGTCATGGCAGGCCAGGGCTCACCGTGGCGCAGTGCCTCGACCTGCATGGTGGTGTCGTCACGGATGAAGACGTACTTGCCTTCGCAAAATTCGTAGCGTGTTTTCATGGGAATCCTGGGAAAGGGCCGTCGACGATTTCTACCGTTGTGTCCATCGATTCGACCGAGCCAATGATCTCGACGGACGGCTCAAGCTTGAGCAGCCCTTCGTTGTGGGCGTCAAGCAGTTGCTCGACGTACTGCTGCTGATCCTCGTCAGCGACGTTGTCGGGGATGGGTATGTGGAAGCGCTCGCGCTCCCACACCGCCTGGATGCGGTCGACGGTGTAGAGGCGGGCTGTCAATTCAGCTCCTCGCCAGGTAGGTGACGCCAGCGAACTCGACCTCGCTGTAGTCGGCCTTGATGTTGTCGGCGGTAGCGTCCCAGTCAATGACGAGGTAGTTGGGCAGGTCCTGCGGGAGATCGCCGATTTCCTTCAGCAGCTCTTGCGTGTACTCGACGAAGTGGTCCTCGCGGATCAGTGTGGCGCCGTGTTCCCAGTCGGAGACGTTCGATTGGGCCTCGTCAGCCAGGCCCTGCAGTTTCAGGAACTCTTCGGCTTCCTCGTTCAGGATGTGGCTTGAATCGTCTGCAACGTGCTGCAGCCAGTCGTCGTAGCTGAGCTGGTTCTTCTCGTCAACGCCCTCGTTGTCGGGGAGTTCGCCGTACGCATCTTCGAGCTCGCTATCGAGCTCCTCCATGCGGGCGATGACATCCCGGCTGTCAATGATTTGGTCAAATTCATTTACTTCTCGTGCCATGTTGGCCTCCAAAAATTGCCGCAAAGTGCAGCGGGGTTAAATCAGTCGCAGCTGCCGCCCTCGGTGTCCTCGGGCTTGACGCGGTTGAATTCCGATGCGGGCAGGTGCCCACATTCCATGCCATAGAAATATTCCACGGCGGCCGGCGGAGGGCTTGCCGGCGACTCAGTCATTGGTTTTTCTTCCTTGACCATTTGAGATTTCCTTCAGGCGGTTGTGCGCCCACTGGACCCCTTCAAAGAGGCCGGCGCTTCGGTGAATGACTTGCCCTCGGCGCTTGATTGCGATGAGGGACTCAGGTGTCGGCTCATACTCAAGGTGGTACGGCCCCACGATGCAGGCCCGCTGCGAGGCCTGCTCGTCGACTTGCGGCGGTGCTTCAAGTTCGAGGGTAGTCAAGGCGTCTTCACCCCTTCCTTGAGGGCAGCCACAGCTGGGTTGAAGAACTCCGACTCCAGCGCTTCCATCGCATCGTCGGAGCCGATGAAATTCCAGCAGCTGTCGTGGTCGTCGCGCGGAATCCAGCCGATGCCGTCGCCGTCCCCAGTCACGTCTGGGTCGAGGTCGAACACCTCGACGACGCAGCCGTAGACGTCGCCGCTGCACCACTTTGCATACTCGCTGCAGACGGACTCTGCATACTCTTCCGCTGCACGGCGCAGGTCAGACTCGTCGGTGGGCGGATACTCGTTCGCAATATGCAAACGGCATACGCCCCAGCTGCCCCGGAAGACTTCCACCTCGCCATGAAAGACACCGTAGACGCTGTCGGGGTGAGGCGTCACCTGCCTCATCGAGATGCCCGGCGGGTACGGCGTCAGGTTGTCGATGGCGCCCTTGTCTGCCACCCACACCGCGTTGGGGAGGTCGTTGTGGTCACCGTCCCAGTCATGCAGGGAGATGCTCGTCTCGCCGCGGCCGTCGCTGTAGTGCATCGGGATCACGTAGGGGCCGACGATCTGCCTCCAGTAAACCGTGTAGAGCTGGATCGCCCGCTCCTGTATCGGGTCCCAGAACACGCCGTTCGGGTCCTCGAGGTCTTGCCACAGCTCGTTGCGGTGAGCGACGAGCGCCTGATCAAGCGTCTCGCCCTCTTCAAGTTCGAGGTCACGGACCTCAAGCCAGTTGCCGAACAACTCGAAGTCCCCCTCGACCTTGGCAAGCCACTCAAGGGCGGCGATGTCGCGCAGGCAGTGGCTCGCCACCTGTAGACCGCGGTGCCCGATGTAGGGGTCACACGCAAACAGGTGGTCGATGTCGGGTTGGTCGTAGCTGTCAACACGTAGTGCCCGCCGCAGCTCCGACTCGTCGTCAGTGATGACGCCCTCGTTGTGGGTGTACAGGTCGCCTTGGCAATCGCCGTCGGTCATCGGGTTGCCACTGCCGTCGTTATCCTGGACCAGGTACGCGATGACGAGATGGTCGCCGACGCGCTCGGCCATCATGTTGTCTTCGGAGACCGGCTCGAAGGTCAGGGGTACTTCGACGCCCTCGACCTCGACACTGTGCGTGGTGCGGGTTCGGGTTCGTGTTCTCAGGTGCATGGCGGCTCCAGTTAAACGCTGAAGCGTGGTGAGAAGAGGTTGGTCATGTGCCCAGTGCTGCGGTCGATGCGGTTGCAGATGCCTGCAACGTCGTGGGCGAAGTTGAAGCCGTCAGCATCGAGCAGCTGCTGCAGCTTCAACGGGTTGCCGTTGGCGTGGCATGCCGTGATGTCCATCTGCATGCCCAGGACGTCGGTGAAGCCGCTGTCGGGGAACTCCTTCATGAAGCGTTGGACGATCTGGTCGATGAGGGCGGAGTCGGCGGGGCAGACTCGGAAGGAAACTCGTTCTTTGCGTGCGGTGGTCATGTGTGGTCCTTGGTAATGAATCAACCTACCGCCCGGTCAAGCCTGTACCCGGCGGTGGTGGCGATGCCAGCCACATCGACGTTGCGCAGGCATTGCCCGACGCGCTTCATCAAGGCGATGACCATGCCGGGTGCAACGCCCTGGCCAAGCGCGATGTGCTTGTCGGTGTTGGACATGCCGGCGACCAGCGCCGGGTTGACACCCTTGATCCGTGCATGCTCGTCGCCGCTGAAGAGGCGCAGCAGGTTGGGGTCAGTCGGGTGCTTGAGCAGCGGGTCGGTCGAGCCGCCCTTGTGATAGCCCTTGCGCAGCGTCGGGACCTTGGTGGAAGTGGGGTCGACGATCTGCATCTGGAAGCCCTTGCCGGCTGCCTTGTCGGTCACAGCCTTGTCCTTGAGGTACTGGAAGGTGCCCCAGTGGTGGTCGCCGTGCCGGTCGAGGATGTCAGCCACGGTGCGAACTGGGCGCACAGCTGGAGCCAGGCCAGCAAGGTCCAGCGTGATGCCGCGGGTGACGGCCACGAGGAACCAGCGGATGCGCTTTTCGAGGGCGCCGAAGTCCTGCGAGTCCAGCACCACTTCGTGGGTCGAGTAGCCCATGTCGCGCAGCTGCTGGCGGATGATCGATGCCGAGGCGGAGGTGGCGTACTCAGGGACGTTCTCCAGCAGCACCACACCGGGCTGAAACTTCTGGACGAACGTCAGGAAGGCGTGGGCAAGGTGGCCGACCTCGGGGTGGTCTTCCATCATGGCGATCCCGTGCTTGGATTTGCCGGCCTTGCTGGCGCCGCTGCAGGGGATGCCAGCCACCAGCACGTCGGCGTAGGGAAGGGAGGCCATCAGCGCCTCGTCCTGGATCGCTTCCTGCATCGGTGCTGCGATCGTCATCGTTGTCGGGGTGATGGCGTCGTTGGCGGAGCTGGCATGCTCCAGCAGGTCGGCGTCAATCTCGTTGACGACCACGGCATGCGCGGCGATCCCGACCTGAGCCAGACCGGCGTGGGCGGCGTTGTCGAGGATGCCGGCGCCGAAGGCCAGGCCCGCCACCGTCAGGGCCGCACCGCTCAAACCGGTGCGCAAACGTGCGAGGCGGGTCGTGGCGGCCTTTTCGGAGGCCAGCTGGGAGATCAGGATCTCGCCGTCGTTGAATTCGACCTTGACGGCCTCCATGCCCTTGAAGGCGCCGAGCACCAGGTCGGAGTTCAGATCGATCACCGGGACCGACTTGGCACCCTCACCCTTGCCGGACACAAGGAATCCGCCCTCAGGGTTGCTGTACAGGCGCACAGCGTCTTCCTTGACGTCGATGGAGTAGCGGTCGCCCCGCTTGAATCCGCAGCCTGCAAGGCGTTGGGTCTGGAAGTAAAGGCGTGGCCGGCCGCGGTGCGACCCGACCTGTTTGGTCTCGTAGTGCATAGGACTCCAAAAGCTGCCGCAAAGCGCGGCGGGTTGTGTGATGGGCTGCTCAGTGATGCGAGATCGGTGGGCGCGAGCTGCCCCAGCTCGACGAGGGCGGGGCGACAGGCGGGGTCACTGGCTCAGGCATCGGGCCGCGCAGACGCTTGACCCGCGCAGCCTGATACCGAACCTGGGCCCTGGCCAAGTCGAGGGAGTCGAGGGCTTCCAGCTCGGCGACCAGGGCGGCTTGCAACTTGCGATCCCGCGCTTGCTCCTGGGTCAGTGGCCGCCACACTTCGAGGAAGGGCTGGATCAGTTTTCGTTGGAGGTAGTTAAGCATTGTCTGGATACTCCTGGGGAAGGTCGGGTCTCACGCATTCGACGGCTGCGTCACGGCCAGTGGCCAGCAGCAGCAGAACGCCGGGGTTGAGTTGTTGGTTCGGAGCTACTAGCTCCAGTGCACCCATCGCGCCGATGAAGAAGTGCAGTTGCGCCTCGGCGTGTTTTTTGGTGCCGGGCTTGAGGCCTTGGGCTTCCCTCCGGCCTTTCCACTTCAGCGCGAGGCGGTGAAGCAAAATGGCGTGGGCTGTGTGACTGTGGGCGATCATTCCTGATACCTCCAGTCAGCCGGCACGTCGTACGCTGTGACGTCGCCGTCGCAGGTGTCGATGATCCCGGCGTTGGGCACGCAGGGTGATGCGCGGCGGGCTTTGTCCGTGGAGAACGGAGACATCAAGATGAAGAAGTGCAGGGCGCCACCCATCCAGCTCGATTGGTACTGCACCGGGTTGGGCGGGTAGCCCTCGATCTCGATCTCGCCCGCCGTGATGGCGCTGTCGCATTCCCATTCGTCGCCGAACTCCTCGGTGGCCGCGTCCTCGTCCAGCGCACCGTTGCCGTCGAGCAGCCGCTCGGGTACGAAGTCGCCGTTGTCAATGTCGGCCCGGAGCTCTGTGAGGAACTCCTGGAGGCCTTCGACGTAGCTCAAGTCTCGCGCATGGCTCCCGTACAGCAGTGTTTCCACGATGTCCGGGTCCAGGCTGGCCGCGCTGATGTAGCCGTAGGCGATGCCGCTGTCGGGGTTGACGTTGGGAGTCATGAAATCTCCCCGCGGCAGTCGCCGCAGTGTGTGTGCAGTTCCGCATCCGTCGTGAACAGTGGGTGAATTAAGTTGCCCTCGCGGTCAACGAGGTCGTACTCCACGCCTTGGTCGTCCTTGCAGGACTCACCCATGGCGTAGGGGTGGTTGTGGTCGAGCTTCATCCGCTGCGTTGCCTTCTGGGTACAGGGCACGCAGTGGGCATCCGCCTCGAAGGCGTAGCCGTAGATGCGGTCGGTCATGCCGGCTCCAGCTCAGGCACAGGCTCCGCCACCGTCTCGCGCTCGAAGATGAGTGCAAGCACCGGGCCGGTCGGCTTGGGCGTTTCTTCGAGCACCATGTTGATGGCCTCGACGTGATCCTCGCAGTCGATCTCGTAGCGGGCAAGCTTGCCGGCCACCCTGCCGAAAACCGAGATCATGCTTTCACCTTATAGCCATACGCACCCATCAGCAGGTTGCCGGCATGGACCCAGGCCTCGGTGATCAAGTCCCTTGTGAAATCGCACTCGATGTCAAACTCGAAGCCCATGAAGCTTGACGCCAGCGCGTTGAGCATCAGCTGGTTGGCATCGACGAAATCGTGCAGGTAGTCGATCCCCTCACCGGGTTCGCGCAGCGAATTCTTCAGCACGCACAAGTCAAGCTGGGCGACGCTGAGGCCTGTGGTCAGTTCCACAAGGAAGTTGGCCGACACGGTGGCGACAGCGTGCTTGCGCATGACCGCCGGGTGTTGTTTGACGTCTTCGAGGTTCATCATTGAGTGACCTTGTCTTTGAGGTAGAGGCGGACTTGGCTCAGGCGGTACAGGTTGCAGCCGCCGCTGTTGGAGCGAAGGGCGGGTGCCGGTGAGGCCAGGCCCACGGAGTTTTTGCCGCGCAGCTTGCCGCGCAGCGTGTTCGGTTTCATGCCGAGGCGGTCTTCGCATTCAGCGAGCGAGTACAGTGGCTCCTTCGGCCTCGCTGTCGGGGACGGCTTCGGAGGCTGCGAGAACCGGTGGGCGATGCACGGCTCGCTGGGGTAGTGCGGTGGGTTCGGGAAAACCGTGCTAGGGCTATGCAGCATGGGCAACCTCCAGCTTCCCGACCGTGATCAGGTGCGTGCGCAGCGCGTTGGTGGCGGCGGCGTAGCAGCTGTGCGAATGGAACTCGCCGACGGTCTGGATGTTGCCGTTGTCGGGGTCCTGGCGCCGCACGCTGAAGCCGACCACGCCCGAAGGGTTGGTCTCTTGCGTGACGAAGTAGTTGCCGTGGTCAGTCTTCACGCCGACGCCGGGCAGCACTGTGCGGAAGAACACGAGTGTTTCGGTGTCGAACCAGTGGCGGAACTCGCCGGGGCGGTACAGCCGCTTGATCTCGGCCATGGAAATGGCGGGGTATCCAAGCATGTTGATCTCCTAAGGTTGCCCAAAGCGGGCGGTGTTCACGAAAGGTGAACGGGTGGGTTTGCTGAACGGTTACAGGTACGCGGGGTATTGCTCGATGACCCTCCTCACGAACGTGCGGTGGATCGCCGCCTTCATTTCCGCGTCGGCCGGCAGGCCCCACTTCATCACGTTGTAGAGGTAGATGAAGCGGACATCATCGTCCCCGGGGTCGTCGCCTTCGTCGCGCTCGGCAGTGATGTCCACCCAGCGGTACGCGTCGCTGAAGCACATTCGCGCCAGCTGGCAGCTGGTGCTCTCCTTGCGTCGCTGATTGCTGGGTCGCTCACGCACCCAGCCGTCGACGTTGTAGTCGGATTCGAGCTGGGCGTGGGCCTGGCAGATGTCGAAGACGCTGACGGGGTTGCCGTCGATCTTGAGGTAGTTCACGTCAGTGTTCCGTGATCAGGATCAACGCGAACCTCACCGACTCGTTGGCCAGCATGAAGTCGAACTTGCCGTCGGGCATGTCGGTGTAGGCAAGCTCGTGCTTCCAGACTGGGGGCGCATCATCTTCAAGCGTGAGCTCGACGTGCCCCTTGTTGTCCTTCACGATCAGCGAGACGATGCCTTGCGTGGCACCGGTCTCAATCATCACGGCCGGCAGCTCGGTCGCCAGCATGTCAATCAGCCAGTAGCAGCCCGCTTCTGCACAGTCCTTGACGCCGTCGCTGTACTCGAAGCGCGGGTCATACCAATGTGAGTAAAACGCGTTCGCGCCGTTGCGGCTCTCGTTGAATGCCGCGTTGAATGCCTGGATGTTCATGTTGGTTCCTTGATGTCGTTGTGTTCGCCGTGTATGACCATGATCACTTCGTAATCAAGGTGCTCGTCACCCACTGGAGGGTTGTCTTCCAGATCATCACGTTCGTCTGGGCTCATCGCGGCTACATACGCTTCGGACTGCGCCATCGTCTGGGCCTCGAGCACCGTTCGCGCCTCGACGGTTGCCATGTACGTGTCAGTGCCGAAGTTGTCGGTGACGTGCTCGGGGTAGAGGACCAGCACGGTGAACTTGCGCATGCCGTTGGGGAGCTTCCCCTCAAGTGCCGCGAGCCTCGCCTGCAGAACGCGGTACGGCGGGTTGGCCGCGGCCTCAGCCATCGCCTCCGCTGCCTCGGCCTGGGCGTCCTCGATCGTGCCGAAGTACATGCTGACGCTGGCTGATGCCTTGCTGCCGTCGTGGTAGCGCACGCTGATCGAGCCCCATGTGCCCCCGGGACTTATCATGTGCTCGGTCACCGTCAACGGGTGGATGTCGACCCTGAGGAGGACGCTGTCGGGGTCCCCGTTCTCCCAGATGTAGTCGAGGTCGTAGGCGGTGAAGGGGAGCTTCTGCTGAACCAGAAACTCGTGGGTCATTGCGCGTGATTTCATCGGTCGTCCTTGTGCTCGTTGATGGTGGCCTTGAACAGATGCTTCAGCTTCTCGATGTCTGGCCTGTCATAGAGTCGGTTGGTGTGACCGCAGTGTGGGCACTTGAAACGGCCTTCGCCGCTGTGCCAGGTGTCGCCACCCATGCAGCCGTGAGGCTGTTCGTACCAGTGGGTCTGGATGTAGTCCAGGTCCTTGATTTGCATGCCCATGCCGCAACCCTTGCCGAAGTTGTTGCTGGTGCACTGCACGAGGGTCCGGCTCAGCATTTCGCTGATGGCCTTCTGGGTCGCGCTCAGTTCAAGCTTCTTGGCCGTCTCCTCCGCGCGGAGGTCTTCGAGTGTTTTCATCGGTCGTCCTTCATGTTGTCTCCGTGCTAGTCTTCATCGGTAACGTCAGCGAACTGCCCAACGAACGCGTCCACTTTCGCCGTGAGGCTCTTGTGAGCCGCCTCGACCTCTGTGAGCCTGCGCTGGTAGTACGTCAGCGCTTCGACGAACGCATCGGTGCTGCTCTTCGCCTTCATGGCGAGGTTCATGCCGCGGGTCTCGTCGTAAAGCCAGAAGCCGTTCGTACAGTTGGAGAGGGTGAGGGTCTCGCTCAGCTTCTCGTGCGTCTCCAACAGCTTGCGCGGCGGCTCAGGCTCAGGCACCGGCAGGGTCTCGGGCAGGGCGAACTCGCCGCCGTGCAGCTTGGCGTGCTCGTACAGCGCGCGGCCTTCCTTCGTGGGCACCCAGATGCGGTTGCCGTGATAGCCCGGCTCATCGCGCTTCTGCCAGTAGCACGCCGCCAGGAAGGTGAACTTCGACGCCATGCTGTAACGGTCAAGCAGCCAGTGCAGCACTGGCTGGTGCTCAGGTGCTGCGTACTTCGTGATCTCGTCGCGGGTTTTCATATCAACTTCCTTTCAGCCAACAATTTCAAAGGCACTGCGCAGCGTGAACTCGCCCTCGTGGGGGCAGTAATAGGTGATGCAGTCGTCCCCTATGTACTCCTCAAGGTCCCTGTTCAGCCTGTGGGGGAAGGCCTCGCACGTCCGGGAGTTCATGACGCGCCGCTCACGGTTGCCGAGGACCTGGTTGAGCCCGTCAGGGATGTGCCACGGACCGCGGTTGCGAGGCACGTAGATGTCCTTGATCCTCACGCGAGCTCCTCGGGCGGGGGCGCCACCTGGCAGCGGCCCTCGGCATAAGCGTCGAGCAGGGCAATGGCCAGCTCCCTGTTGTTATCAAAGTAGTCGTTATCACCTTCGAGATAGCCAGGGTAGGTTTCCTCGTCGTAAGGTCTGCGAGGTTTGTGCTCAGGCAGCTTCATGCCAACTCCTCGTAGGCCTTGGCCTTGATGTAGCACTCGTCGACAAGCGGTTCGGGATGCAGATAGACCACAGAGTTGCCGTCCACCTTGCGCCGGAAGAGCAGGTAGCAGCTGTAGTCGACGCCGCCGTGACACTGGCCGTTCTGCAGGTAGCATTGGTTGCCGATGGTCCCGACGACGTGCATCCCACTGGGGGCGTGGCCCGCAACCTCAATTGATTCGGCGAGCCGCATCATGTCCAGCATTGCGCGCACCTTTGCCTTGTGGAACGGCAGCATCTTGTTGCTGGTCATCTCCTTGAGGTAGCCCTCGGCACGCAGACTCTTGATGGGGATTCTGATTTTGCGCAGCACCTGGCGCAGTGCCATGCGCCCGTAGTAATCAAGGTTCTCTTTGGACATGCCGCTGATGTCAATGACAGTGCCGATTGGCAGCTTTGGCTTTGGCAGCGCAACTGGGTCGCCCAGGTACTGGATTTGATCCAGAGGAGACTTCGCTCTCACGCGAGCTCCTCGGGCACTTCCACCTCTTTGCCGAGCACCGACGCCACGTAGCAGCGCATGGCTGCAATGAGGAACGTCTCGCCGTAGTAGCAGTGAAAATCCCCGCCCTCGTGGCGCAGTGAGGCGTATGCGAACCACTTTCTGTCCGGGGTCACAAGATCGGCGATCGCCGGTGATGCGTCAGCCGAACCACGCACCCAAGGGCGTTCACGCTCAATGATCGGCCACGCTATGGCCGGGTCGATGCATGGGGCGTAGTTCGGGTCCGCCGAGTACAGTGCCCGGCGCACGAGGTGTGGGTACTCGTTGCCGGTTGCGATCCAGACCGGGGTGCCTTCACACTTCGCAACCAGCCAATCGATCTGGGCCAGCGTTGCGTCTGCGACTTTGATTTTCATTTGGTCTGCCTTTCAAAGATGGGCTCGAAGACTTCGCTGATGTCGTTGTCGGGGACCAGGTCGTCGTTGACCGTGTCGCCACAGCCGACAGCGAAGTCCTCGATCGCGTCGAGCACGGCGTCATGGACGGGTCCAGGCCACTCTTCGCCGATGACAGTCACGCGCTCCAGCTCCCCAAGGGCTTCCCAGAAGGCGACCTTGGCGGAGATCACCGCACGAGCTGCGGCACATTGTTCGGGGGTCATCATGAGTCTTGCTCCAGCGTCACGTCGGCGTCGGCGCAGAGCACCGAGACCTTGATGCCCATCTCGTCAAGCTTGCCGTAGCCTTCGATGAAGTCGTTGTTCCAGCCAGCGATGCGGCCGGTGGCCGCCAGCTCGCCGATGTGGGCGACGTGTTCTTCGATCGTGTCGAAGGCGTAGAAGCTCTTGCGGAACTCCTCCATGAACTCCGGTGTGAATTTGGTCTCGTCGATCGAGACATCGACGAGCACGTCGACGTTGACAGTAAAGTTTTTCATGTTGAACTCCGTTGTTGCCGCAAAGCGCGGCGGTTATTTGACTGCGGCCTTCTTCACTTCACGGCACGCCGACCAGCGGGCAGACTTGCCGATGTCAGCAACCAACTCCATGCAGTCGGCCTTGGTTGCGATGTTGTCGATGACGACCGGGCCGCCGCTGGCAGCGTGGTAGCCGGTAAGGTCGAAGTAGGCGATGAACACCCAGACAGCGATCGTGCTCATGCCGCAGCCCTCCAGTCAGCGATGGCCTTCTGCCCTGCGTCGAAGTGGGCCTTGGCCTGCTCTTGGAATCCGAACAGGGCGGTGATGCGCGCCAGTTCCTGAATGGCCTGCAGGAACACGACCTCGGGGCCATGCTCTGCCGGCAAGTCGCTGCTGTCGTGCTTCTGGCTCATCTGGTACTGGTCGTTGGACGCGTAGTCGATGACATACCGTGTCCGCGTCAACTTGGGTTCAGCGCGGCTCATTCCTTCATCCCTCCCAGAGCGAGGCCCAGCCAGATCAGGCCGAGGCCGATCCTGTTCAGGCCGTACCGCACCGGGGACGACAGCAGCAGCCAGCCGGTGAACCAGTAGCCGTCACACTTGATGCTGTGCTTCAAGGCCGGGTTGAACTCGCCCCAGAAGGTGCGCTTTGTTTTGATGGATTTAGGCATCGTTGGCTTTCTTGGTGGTGTTGAGACGCTGGGCCTGCAGCTCAGCCTCCATGGCTGGGAACTCGTTGAAGCGCCGGCAGATTTCATCGATCGTTTCCCGCAGGTTCCATGCGTCGTCGCCAATGCCGAGCGTCTCGGGAATAACGGCGATGGTGGTCTCGGGCCGGTCGTGGTACGTGGTGAACAGCTGGCCCTCAGCCAACACCAATTTCTGGTGGTGGTCGGTGAAGCGATCAGCAGCAGGCTTGTAGATCAAGCGGAACGCCTCCAGAAACTGGGCATCGTCGGTGAAAAAGATGTTGCCGTCGCGGTGGACGATGCCACCTGCTGCGCGGATGGCGTCCTTGATCTCCTGGCTCACTCCGGCACCTCATCGGCGAAGCGCGAATAGACCACGCCGTGGGTATCGCCGTTGAGGGCGATCTCCCGCAGGCTGGGGAAGTAAGCGAAGGCGTCCGCCACCCACTGCGGCACGCCGCCGTCGTCACCAACAGGCTGCGGACCCGAGGCGTAGAAGTTGCCGCGAATCTCCAGCTTGGTGTGGCTGTGGGCGCCGTGGAACGTGGGCTTGGTGCTGCCCTTCATTGCGAACGAGAGGCTCATGCTTTTTCTCCTGGTTTGAGCGCCGCGATCTGGGCAAGCAGCGCGGGGTCGGTCTTGAAGTTGGCGATCGCGGACAGGTCCACGGTCGGGCTCAGGCTGTCCGGCAAATCACCGGCAGGCGCAGCGGCGTAGCCCCTGCCGGCTTCCTGCTCGCTGCGGATGTTCCAGGCGCGGGCGAACCCGGCCTCGAAAGTCCGGCGGTTGGCGATGGTGTCAAGCATCGGATGGCGCGCCGTGAAGTACGCCTCGGCCGCGTCGTTGCGGTGCGCCTCCATCAGTGCGTGGTCTCGCTCGAATCGGTCGCTCATGCGGGTTCTCCAGTGGAGTGCACGGTGCCTTTGAATTGCAGGCCCGGGCAGGGTTTCTTGTGCGAATAGTCGGTGCCGGTCTGAATCTCGCCGGAGCCGCCACACAGGTGGCAGGGTGTGCACTCGTCGGCGTCGTAGTCGAGGATGTCGGGCCTTGTGGTGGTCTCGCCGATGATGTGGCGCATGCGATCAGCCTCGTACCGAACCCGGTGCGGGTACTCGGAGCGGTCGATCGTGAAGCACTCCTCTTTGTCCGCGCTGTATAGCAGGGCTGTCCAGTTGTTCCGGCCGTTCGACTCGGGCATCTTCCCGTACCAGACCGAGAGGCCTCCGGCGATCAGTTCGGGATGACCGTCGAGCTCGCCGCGAATCTCCAACTCCTCCTTGACCGCCCCTTCCACGCTCTCGGTGATGTGGTCATCGATCACGGACATGATCACGGAGGGCAGAGTGTTAACCTTGCTGATCCGGCCGCCAGTGGCGTGGCACAGCACGATCGGGTAGGAGTGCAGGATCATGCTGAAGTCGCTCAGCTCCTTCTTCAGCAGATCGATGTCGATCGTGCCGTCCTCCTTGAGGATCAGCTCGGACCAGAACTTCCAGGCATCCTCCACGCTCTCGATCGCGTCGACATCGCCGAGCCGCGGCAGCGCCGTCACGTCCGGCAGACCGTCAATCGTGGCACGCTGGATGCGGCGCACGATGTCGCGTAGGAATTTGCTCTCGGCCGGTGGGTAGCCGCTGAACGCTGTGGCGTGGCGGAGGTCGGTGGCGATGACGGCCAGTGTCTGTGCAGTTTCTTTTTTCATTTTGGTTCCCGGGTTGTGTTGAGGACGGCTTTCTGGATCGCCTCAGCCGCGTCGATCCACTGGAGCTTTGCGCACAGCCCTGCCTGAGCCCATTCGGGCCCTTGAAGCGGGGCGACAACACCAGCGCGGTGGGCGCTGTAGCCGATCTCCGCGAGGCGTTGCCACTCGTCGACCTCAGCGTCGGTAGGGATGCCGGGGAGAGTGGCTGTCGGTATGGTTGGATTGGGCATGTCAGCTCCAGTTAGGCGCGCATCGTGCGCAGTTCGTCGTACAGGCGTTGGGAGGCTCCAGGGTCGCCGTCGTCAGCTTCTTCGACCTCGGCGGCCACGTACTCGTCAAGTCGACGCCAGAAGGCTCGGCGGTCGGGCAGTGGGCTGTCGGCCTGGCCCTTGGTGGTGATGGCCTCGACGCCGTTGGTAGGCACGTCAGCGGGGCGCCAGACGTGCCCACAGCCGTCGCACAGGTGCGAGCGGTGGGGTGGGTTGGTCCAGCGAGACTCAGGGCAGATGCACTGGTCGTCGAAGGTGCCGCCGCCGGGGGTCAGGCAGGATCGTGTGTGCGGCTCCGGCGCGTCGATGTGCTGCCGGCCGCAGGCCGGGCAGTGCAGCACCATGTCGATCGGGGCGTTCATCCATTCCTCGCAAGCTTGCGCAGGGCGAGCATGTCGCGGCCACTCACGAGGACGTCGAAGTTGAGCTGGCGTCTGGCCGCGCGGCGCAGCTTGCGCAGGGCCGTGGTGCGCCCCATCAGATGGCGCGGGCCGCCACCCCACCGGGCGTGAAGCCGCAGGTCGTACGTCAGGTTGATGACGACGTAGGGTTTGCGTTTGAGGCTTGAACTCATTTGGACTCCTAAAACAATAGCAACAAGGTGTTGCGGGTAAAGGGCTGGGCCCTCTCCAGTACATCCGGTGCACTGGGGAGGGCACCCCCGAAGGGGTGCCGTCTCTCATTAGCTGGCTATCGCCGTTTCCAGGCCAGCGCTGGTTACCCAATCCCGCCTTCAGGGGTCGGCGACTGAGGTGAAAGCGAGGGGTGCGTTAAAGCCCAGTGGGTCAGGGCGCACCTTCCTCAGCAGCGGTGGGTTGGACGGTCGCGCCTCTCATCCCATCCCGGTCTACCGCTCAATGTCTCCCCGACCCTAAGTTCCGTTTAAATTTTGTGTGATGTTGTGCTCCTAAAACAATAGCTAGCAGCCCTTACTGGGCGGTGCGGTACCGCCCATTTCGGGCGAAAAAATCTACTCCAAATACGGCGCTCTCTCGTGCACAGATCGCGCCGCATTCAGGCTAGGTTTTGCATCTCGCGGATGGAATTAACGTCTTCTGTTGACGGCCCTCGAAGGGCGGTTTGGCCGCTGATCGTGCTGGCCGTGACAGTGACCCCTCGGGGTATGCAGGGCTATGCAGTCAGCGCTCCTCACCCGGAACACAGGTGATCTGGAGCGGTTGGCTTTGACGGCGTGATGCAAGTTTGTCTGCTGCCGCGTGAGGTGGGTCAATATTTCATGTCGTTCTCCTTGTAAATGCCAAGCAGGCCGAAAGGGTTCCCACTTGGATCACCCAGCCTGCTTTTTCTTCAATCACTCCTCGTCGAAGTACGGCCCTCCCACTTGTCCGGGCAGCGTGTTGCTGCGCTGAACCACAGCCCACTCAAGGCCTGTGGCGCCGGGCACCCGACGAATTTCAAACTCACCTTCAAGGAAGATGCTGCGGTAGTCCAGCAGCGCGTGCTCGGCGCGAGACTGGTCCCTGCCGAAGCGCTCAACCACGGTAAAGCCAGCCCGAAGGTTGACGGCCTCGCAGGTGAGCACGGTCATGGTCTTCTGGTCGATTTCCAGCCGCAGCACCACGTTGCACGGGCCGTGCTTGATGCAGTCCTCTGCGTCAAGCTTGTGGTCGTGCAGCGAGGCCGTGATGACGTTGCTCAGATCGGTACCCAGCACGAGTCCCAGCCACTTGACGGACGGGCTCATGCGACCTCGGTCCTTGCGCTGACCACGGCGAGCGTCTCGACGTCGAGCTCGAGCCGCACCAGGTGCGTCCGCTTCGCGGAAGTGAGGCTGGCTTGATCGCGGTCGATGCGCAGGTCGCCCATGAGGACCTGCTCGCCGTCGCGGTGGGCAGCTGCAGCAATCCAGCGGACCGCTGTGGGCTTCATGCGGTACTCGAAGTCCGGGTCCTCCGGGCACGGTGTCGCAGCCGGCATCCATTCACGGTTCGGCCCCCTGCGGAACTCCAGGCGATGCTTCAGACCCCTGAGCTCGGCCAAGGTGATGACCTCCTTGTTCGCCCTGACGCGGGCCTCGTCTGCCGCCTTGATCTGGGCGACCCGTTTCGCAGCGGCCCGGCGGGCAATTTCAGCCCGGACGCCGACGATCGACAGGCCCCTGGGAGGTTGAGGGGACTGGACCTCGAACGCGCCCTCGGCGCAGAACGTGACGCCGTCGTTGACGCCCATGACGTTGAGAGAGGCAGCCAGCTGCTCGTCAGTCGCGTCTATCAGGCCGATCGGCTCACGGGCAGACGCCGGGGTGTTATTGAGGCAGCCGATGACGCCGCCGGAGAGGTCAGCGCCAATGACGCGCATCAGGTCGGTGATGATCGTCTCGAAGGAATCGGCGGGCCTGGCCGGGCCGAGGTCAGCGACGATCCGGCTGCCATCCTTCTCGGCGTCGCCGGTGCTGTTGAAGCGACCGTCTGCGGAAAAGGACTGGTGTCTGTTAACCCAGGCCGGACTGCCGCCCTTGGGGCCAAACGCCACGAAGTCAGCGAGGATCGGGTATTCGTCGATCGAGCCGGTGGCGTCGTCATCGCCCATGGTGCGTGTCAGCGCTGTGACCCGCACAATATCGCCGTTGGCGCAACGGTAAAAGTTACCAACGACTGGGTTGAATTTGAATGTCAATTTGAACTCCGAAAATGTGAGCAATTCGCTCGGGTTTGCCTCTGAAGAAGCAAGTGAAATATACCTTTAGCGTTACAACTTGTTGCAGGTTTCCTTTGTGACTTAATTACACCGGGCGGTGTGCTTCTTTATTGATAGCTGCCTGTGCCCGTGCGACAAGGGCTCCAGTGTCACCGCGGGTATATACCACCAGTGGTTTTTCAAACACAGTGGGCATTACCTGCGCGTAGATGGCGACGTTGTCGGGGCAGTCCTCATTGCCGTCGATCTCGAACGAGGCGAAGACCGGCGGGTCAAGCCGGCGCAGCGCCGTGCTGCGCAGCCAGGCCACGTCCTCACGGTCATTGAGGAACTGGATCATGCTGGCGCCCGCTTCTTGATGTAGTAGCCAAAGCCTGTCACCCAGGTGATGTCGAGTGGAATCTTGTGGTGCACTGCGTGCTCCATCAGGACCCAAACCGTGCTGCCGGAGGAGGAGTGCGTCGAGTGCCCGAATTGCTCGAACAAATCGATCAGGGTGCGAGCTTGAGCCCGCGTCACCGTCCGAGAGACGAGACCAAATGCAGACGTTGTCGGGTTGAGTTTGATGCGGCCGTCCCCGCTGAACATGCCGTAGTCCATCACATCTTCCCCAGCAGCTCGTCTTCGATGGCCTGGCGCCGGGCCTCCATCTCCTCCTCGATCCGGGTCCTCAGTACCTGCCGGGTCGACTCGTGGAACATGCTCGCCACCGACTGCACCACCAGTGGGTGCATCCACCACTCACCGGCGAAGGTGTAGGTGGAGCGCTTGGTGGTGCGCTCACCCCACAGGTTGTCCCCGTTCCAGACGGTGAGCTCAAGTAGCCCCGTGTCCTGCCGCAGGCACAGGTCGGTGCACTTGTCGTAGGTGCTGGTCGAGCTCTTTTCCTCGAAGGGGACGGGCGTCGCCCTGTAGTTGTCGTGGCTCTCGCCCTTGACAACCCTGAGCTGCCCGGTACGCACCGCTTCACGCAGCGGGCCCACCAACTTGTGGTTGTAGTCACTGCAGTGCACGTCGTGGCCCCAGAGCTCGAACTTGCGCTTGAGGGTGTTGACCTCGTTCATGCTGGCGCTCCCGGTGGGTTGTAGATCAGGCCCCTCAACTCAGCGAGGGCTTGCATGCGCGCCTCGAAGCGGGTGAGGAAGTCTCCGCTGCCGGAGAAGCTGTCGTGGGCCCGCTGCATATCGCAGAGCAGGTCCAGCGCTGCGTTGCCTTCAATCCCCGCGGCCTTCAGTGCCGCCTCGAACCTGTTCCTGGTTAGGGACTCGGGGCGCAGGTGCATCCACACCGTCGTGCCGTCACCCTGCTCGTCGAAGACTGGGTCGTAGGCGTTGTCGGGGATGAGGCCGCCGACAATGCACTTGTCACCGTTCGGTGCCCGGTACATGCAGGCGCCGTCTTCGTCATGAGAGGCGCGGCCCTGCGTCCTGATGTGGTTCAGGCCTTCGTCGAAGATTTGCTGTAGCGTTTTCATTCCTCGTCCCCTATGGCTTTGCGAATCTCAACTGGCACATGGTCGCCGCGGTAAACGGCGTCGCAGACGGCTTCGGTCGTAGCGGCGACGCTCAGGCCCTCTGGGACCTTGACCTCGAAGCGGGTGACGCTGCTGCAGGCGTTGCCGGGAGCCTGCGAATCGATCGTGAAGCGCGTCTCAGCCTCTTCCTGAGTACGGAACCACATGACGTGCTCGTTGCGGGTCACGGGGCGCTCGATCACCACACCGTGCACCACCGAGGTCTTCTCCTTCGTGCCGGTGACGCGCTCGATGACCGAGTCGATACGCTCGGCAGACTTGTCGATGAAGGCACGCAGCTCGTCGAGCTTCTCGACAAGGTCGTTATGCTTGTTCACGCACATGGCGATGTAGTCAACCTGGTTGCGGTTGCGCGGCCCGACGGTCGACAAGATCGGCTCACCGTCGCCGTCCACCAAGGCCCATCCGTGGCCGGTCGTTCTGATATGCACCGGCAGTGCGAACGGCGCAGCATCGAGCTCGGCCACAGGCTCAAGCACCCGCGGCATCAGCTCGTCAAACGTGGTGGGCAGCACGCAGTAGCTGCTGTTGCCCCAACGCACAGCGCAATCGAAGTCAAGGCCTGCAGCGCGCTCGATGAACGCCCCCGCCGTCTCGTTGTTGTCTAGCGCCTTGAAGCGCTTGCTGTAGTTGGCCAGAACGATGGTCATGCCCTCGACACGCTGGGCCAGCCCGATCACGTCCGCAACGTATTTCTCGCGCGGTGTCGGCTCGGCAGACTCATCAACCACCAGCACGAGGTCGCTGCTTGAGAAGCAGTGCTGCAGGCCCGCCCTGTCTCGCACCCGCGCCCAGTTGGCGGAGATTTTCGTGTAGAGGATGTGGGTCACGTTCGATTCAAACTCGTCATCCACCGCTATCGAGTCAAAGCGTACGGTTTTCATGCTGGTGCCCTTTCGATGGCGGTGTCGAGCACCAGCAGCACGTCGGCGTGCTTGGTGTCTTGGTGGTCGTTGAACTGGGTCATCAGCCAGGAGGGTGCAAACGCGGTGCCGGTGTCGTGTTTCCGGGTAGGAAACAACTCAAGCAGGATCGGCGCGACAGCCTCACGCACCTCAAGGGCCCTGCCGAAGTGCCCTTGCGTCGCGACGTCCACACCACCGAAGAAGCAATAGCAAACCGCGTCAGCCTCCAGGGACGACGTGGGCCCACCAAGCGCGTCCCGGCCGAAGGCGCCCTTGGTCCAGCGCTCCTTGTCAGCGAGGACCTCGCGTGTGGCGATCAGGTCAGATTTGAGTGTCATGCTGCCACCTCTTCCATCGTGACGGGCAGGGTGGCATTGACGGGGGTTTCAGCCGGCGCGTCCATGTCGATTTGAACCTCAGCCGCAAGGCGCAACGACCAGCCACCCTCGACAAGGGCATAGGCAAGCATCCGGCCGGTCGTGGCGTAGCGCTCACGCAGGGTGCGGGCCACCTTGTACAGGGGGCCGAACTCGACTCGTGCGGGGCCGTCGTGGCCGAGCATGAAAGACTCGATGGTGGCGCGCAAACGCTGTGACAATGGGCTGCGCTCCAGTACCAGACGGTGTCGGTGGTACGGGCCAGACCCAGGTAGGGCAATGGCCACCATCAAGGTAAAATCGCCATCCCCGGGGATGGGGGACGTGGCTGTCGCTCTGACTTCGTTCATAGTCGGACTCCAAAAAGGTGCAACAAAGCGTTGCGGGGTGTGAGCGATTGTGCTCGGGTCTGTAGGACTGTGCTAACTATTTTTGTAGGACAGTCTTATTTTCGTGAATTAGTTATCGGAACGCGGCTTGCTCCCCAAGCGGTTTGACCGGCAGGAACTCAAGAATCTGCGAGCCATCTGGATCATGGGCAGCGAGACAAGGATTTGGCGGGCGCCCCGCACAGCGTTCAAGAAGGCGACCTTGTCTTCGAGGTAAACCGTGTCGTAGCTCCCGTTCCACGACGGGTTCGCCACCAGCTTCATCGGCGGAGCGTCATCGAATCGCACGGTCACGATGCACTGCTGGCTGCAGTTAATCATGCCTTTGCTGACTGCGACGCTGACCCCAGTGCCCCGCTGCATCCACCCGAGGCTCAGCACACCGTGCACGGGGCCGTCGAAGGGCGGCTTCAGGCTCAGGGTGTTGCTGCGGACGGTGGCGCCGTGCGACACCTCGTTCGTCATCCGGTCAGTTTTGGACACGAGAGTCCATTCAGCCTGTGCCGAGAAGCAGCACAGAGCGGCGATCAATGCGAGGGTACGGGGCAGGGTCTTCATGGTGGCTCCAGTAAAAGTGGTCACTGAATGTACAGTCTGGCGCCAGCCCCGTATATGGACAAATTTACAGTCCCTGGCCTTTCAGCTCGCGCACCTTGCGCAAACCAGACTTGGCCTGCTTCAGGGTTGCGTCGAACTCCTCAAGCGTCGCACGGTGCGATGAATCAAGGCCTGCAGCCTCCGCCAGTGCGGCGCGTGTGGCCAAGGTGTTGCGGTACATCCTGCTCAGCGCGCTCACTTCGGCGTTGGTCAGCGGTTTGAATTCGGGGTCGGTTCTCATGTCAGTCCCCGACAACGTCTGAGCCTTGAACTGCGGCGAGATCAACCTTCACCTTGGCGTGAAGGCCCCGCATGCCGAGGGCGTGGCGCAGTTTGCTGGCTGCCTCAAGGGCATAGGCCCTGCTGCGGCCGTTCACGCCGCCCAGCAGGTCGTGGATGGCTTCGAGCCCGGCTCGCATGGCCACGGTGTCTCGGTCGGTGGCGGCGCGGGCCGCAATGTTGTCGACGAGCTGCCGGGCTACGGCAGCGCGCTCAATGTTTGGGTCAGTCATATTTGTGGTTCCTGTGTGATTTCAGTCCGGGAGCGATCTTGCAGCAGGCCGAGTAGTGGGCTTCGGCGCCCTCCACATCGTCACAGCGCACCTTGGTGTGGACCTCGCCGTCGGGGTCCCTGAGGAGCACAGCGTACATGCCCCGGACACCGGCCTCCCGCTCCACGCTGACATGCGCCCCGTTTTTGTAGGTGCGGCTCTTTGGTTTTCGCATCGGCATGGCGTGTCCTTCATGTTGGCGTTGTCGGGGCGTCGCGGGTATCGGCTGTGACCCAGGTGTGTCGCGTAGGCGAGGGGCACAGCGGGTGAGGGTGAGGGTGACAGGGGCGGTGACGTTGTCGGGGTTGTCGCCGGATGGCGACAACTTTGACGTTGTCGGGGTGCGTTTCAAATGGGAAACGACCTTAGACCGTTGATTTCATTGAAGAATAAAAATTCCTGATTTGCAAAATAGGGGTGCAGGGTAAAACGGCCTTTTTCATGAGAAAGTTACAAAGTACGTTTCACATTATGAAATGAAGTAAAAAAATAAAAGTGATTCCACCAGCTTCGGGGGACTTATATTTAACTACTCTTTTTTCTGTTTCTATTCAACAACTTGATCGCGTTTTTCTGCAAAAATGTGCCTCTTTTTTGAGCACAGCTGGATACTTGTCCAGTGGTTTTTGTCTGTTACAACTGTAACGATGCTATCAATTTTGACGTGAGTAAGCGCTAATTTAAGGCGTTTAATTGGGGACAGAGTAGCGATTTTGTTACAACTTGCGCTCCAGACCTGCCCCCGACAACGTCATGCACCAAATCAGTGCCAAAACTATGCAAATTTCACATTGTGGAACGCCCAGGACCTGCCCCCGACAACGTCAAGCGCAGGAAAATTCCACAATGTGAAATGTCGAGGGCCCAGCCCCCGACAACGTCACCGTCTCAGGCAAAGACGGCGGCCTGATTCCTGGCCGCCCAGTACGTGCGGCCTGCCAGAACGGGCGCTGGTGCCGGTTCTTGGTAGAAGTCAGCCACCAGCACTGGGTTATGCCCGTCCGTGGCGTACAGGCGCCCTGAGCAGGCCCTGGCGCGGCTTTCCGATCGAGCCCTGTTCTTGCTCAGTACACCGTAGCGGGTGAAGACAGCGCCGGGCATGGTGACGTTGTCGGGGCGCATGACGTAGTACAGCATCATGCACCCAGCAAGGCGGTCAGGGCTTCGTCGAGGACAGGCAGCTCAGGGGTGTAGTCGATCATGTTGAACTCCAAATGAGGCGCAAATCGCGCCGGGTTGCGGGACAAGGCAAAGAGCAGGGTCCGTGTGCAGGGCCCTGTTATTTGCCCCCGACAACGTCAATGCCTCTGGCGGCGGCGTTGTCGGGGACTCAGGTTTTAAACCGCGTCTCAAAGCGAGACGGTTGGCCGGCCAGTGCCGGGATTCCACAGTACGCGCCCTGTGTTATGGCGTTGCATATACCCTTGCGATCGGGTTCGTTATTCAGCTTATGCGACCACCTCCCGCCCCGTCGTTGTCGGGGTTTGCCGGAGTTGCTGCATATTCCTTTTTCAGGTTCAGCACGGCGCTGCAGAACAGCGCGCTACTCGTGGGGATGTGTCATCGCACCTGGCCATTGCTTTCGCGGGACCATGGGCTCAGCAGTGGTGTCTGCTGGTTGCGGGCTTTCACCGGCTAGGCCTCTGTGATGTGCATGGGTCAGTCGATCGGTCGGCCTGTTGTGAGTGACTTGGCCGCCGTCAATGCTGGTTCAGCATCACATAGCGTAGGGCTGCCACGGGTAGCCCGTCAGGGCCCGCAATGGTGGCAGCTTGGCAGTGCCTGCACAGCAAGCCCCGACAATGTGAGCGCCTTCGAGCGTGAATCCGGATGCTGCAACTGGTGCGGGCAAGGGGACAAACGCTGTCCAGGTGGGGGCCATAGAGGCCGCCACGGGGCAGGGGCGCCGACGGTACTAGCGCTATGCGCGCTGGCGTTGTCGGGGATACTGTGCAAACTTTTAAGGGGCGGCCCGGGTAACGGATTCACCGGGCATGGGCTTAGCGCCGATGCTGGGGGAAAGCGTTACCGTATCCCTTTCGGGGGGCGAGCAGTGCGATGACTGGCTTTAGGATGCTATCATTTTGATAGCATGCTAAAGCCTGCTTTTGCAGGCTTCAGGGTGTTTATGCTGTGATGGCCTCCTTTTTGGCAAGGGCAGCGCGCAGGCTGTCGCGTTCAATGAGCACGCTCGCCAGCTCTGCCTCAAGGCGCGCGATTTTCTGCGCTGGTGTTTCCGCTGTCGGGTCTTTAGGCTTCTTCACTGCGTCCTTGAAGAAGCCGCACCACATCCCGGACAGCTCTACCATGCGTGCATCATGGTCGTCCTGATCCTTGGCGCGTCCATTGGCAGTGAAGTCCTGCAGGGCATGAATGCAGGTGGCACGCCACGCGCGGGCACGGGAAGACTTCAGGGTGTCGGAGTGCAGGCGCTTGAATACCTCAGCTGTAGCAGTGAGGGCGGAAAGCTCAGCCTTGCTACCACCGGAGGCAATCATGCTGCTGAAGACAGGCGCTACAGCGTCGAAGGTGGCAGGGCCTACCTCTGCACCCTTGAGGGCCAGCAGGGCAGCGGCAATGCTGAGGGGGGAGTATTTGAGGGACACGACAGCAGGACGCTTGGCGCTTGGGGCGGTAGTGGTGAGGGACATAGTAAGGACTCCTAAGTGTGGGCAAGGTGCCCGGTGTAGGGATGCGTTATTGCTTCCCATGCCCGCAATTATGTACCCATTTATTAGGTCATAGTGTTGTATTTAAGGGAATGCAAGAATAAAAGAATAAATAAATGTAATGAGTTGTAACAACTGACGTATAGCCTTTATTGGGTCATTTTCGGGGCCTGGCCGTCCCTGGGCCCAAATCCGCGGCGGAAAAATTCTAGAAACTTTCTGACCTAATAAATGTGTTCCATGTATAATCGGCGCATGCCTAAAATTGCACGCCCTCGTCCAGAATACGAAGCCCTCGTCCAGCGCATTGCGCGCGGCGAGATCACGCGCCCCGAAGCGGCCACACTTGCCGCTTCCAGCACCGGTCTGAGCGCGAACACCTTCCTCAGCTGGCTGCGCAGCTCCGGCAGGGTGAAGGACTTGATCGACCGACGCGGTACCGTTGGCCAGAACAGCATCCACGCCCACAAGGACCCCGACAAGGTCCTCGCCTACGAGAACGCCCTCAACGCGGTGATGGGCGGAGACCTGACCATGGTCGCCGCGGCCAAGAAGTTCGACGTCTCGTACCGCTACCTGGTCAAAAAGGTCCACAAGGCGAAGGAAAACCTCGACAAGGCCCTCGTGGAGGAGCCGATCCCGAACCTGGAGCGGGCCATCTACGAGGCCTCGGCGGCCCACCTGTGACAGCGCGGCGCACGCGCACAGCCAGGCGCACCCCGACAGGGGTAGCCAAACCGCCCCAGACAGCCCCAATATCCTTCGTGGAAGGGGCCGAAATCGCCGCAGATCGTCAAGAAACCAGCGAAATCCAACACGATTTCAGCGAAAAGTGCCCCGAAAAGGGCGAAAACAGGGCTAAAGGGCCCTGAAATCGTTGAAACTGGGCCCCAGAGAACGAAAAAGCAGAAGGAGCGCCACAACGAGGCCCGGCGGCGCCGCTACCACGCGCTGACGCCGGCCGAGCGCTCCGTCAGGCGCTGGCGCCACGAGGCCAAGCCGCCGATCCCGCGCCCCGGCACCGTTCGCTCGCGCCACCCGCGCCACTGCGCGCTGGCCAACGCCTTCTGCGACTATTCCGACATCGAAGACGTCATCCGCACGTACATCGCGTGCGCGGTGATGAACGAGCTCGGCTGGGGCGTGGTGTACACCGTCGACCACCTGGTGCCGCTCACGTCCCCGCTTGTCTGCGGCTTGCATGTGCACTGCAACTTGGCCGTCGTCGCGCACCTGGAAAACTCCCGCAAGGGCAACTCGATCTGGCCGGGCATGTGGCCGATGGATTGGGGGACGCTTGATTTGCTGCTGATGTAGTCCCAGTATGGTCCCGCTTCAGAACAACAAGAGCCGCTCAGCGGCCTGCCCATGGATGATGTCCCCGATCTGCCAGTAGCCGCGTCCAACGCGGCGCCAGGCAAGAAGACCAGCGTAGCGCAGTTCGACCTCACGGCGATGCCGGTGAACGAGCTGCTGTCGTTGCGTGCGCAGATTGAGGCGCGGCTGCCGGCCAAAGACCTCAAGGACATGGACATGGCGCGCGAGCTGGTGCTCCAGGTGCTGGTGCTGCAGCAGATGCAGCAGGTGGTGCTCGACGACGGCGACACGCCGGCCAACCAGAAGGCCCAGGTGGCCAACAGCCTCTCGGCCGCGCTGATCAACCTCGTGCGGCTCCAGACCGACGTCTACACGAGCGAGCGGCTCAAGCAAATCGAGCAGGCGCTGGAGGAGACGATCAACGGCCTCGATGAGCCCGTGCGCACGCTGTTCATGGACCGGTACGGTACCGCGCTGGGGGTCCTGTGAGCCTTGAGCTGGCGGACCAGCATTACAAGCGCCTGCTGTCGAAGACGACGCGGCGCCTGTCCCGCGCCGACCTTGCCAAGTGGATCACCGACAACACGTACATCGGCGGCCGGCCGTTCTCGTTCAAGGACCACGAGTTTCAGGAAAAAATCCTGCAGGACACGAGCCAGGAGATCGTGATCATGAAGTCGGCCCAGCTGGGCCTGTCCGAGATGAGCCTGCGCATGGCGCTGGGCCTGGTGATGCTCATGCCGGGCAACTTCGCCATCGGCTACACGTTCCCGACAGCGTCCTTCGCGTCGCACTACTCGAAGACCCGGTTCGACCCCATCGTGCGCGGCTCGCCGAGCCTGCGCGCCGCGGTGCGGCTGACCGACCTCGACAACGCCGAGAGCAAGGCCTTCGGCCCCGGGCGCTTCATCTTTTTCAAGGGCGCCGCGGTCGGCAACGCCGCCATTTCCGACTCGCTTGACCTGCTGATCCACGACGAGCTTGACTTCAGCGACCCCGACATCGTCGGCGACTACACCAGCCGCTTGATCCACTCGCCCTGGAAGATGAAAGTCAAGCTGTCCACGCCGACCTTCCCCGGCGGGCCGATCGACAGCGCGTTTGGCCAGTCCCGCAAGCACTTCAATTTCTGCCGGTGCCAGCACTGCAACACGCGGTTCATCCCGAATTTCTACGAGCACGTCAAGATTCCTGGCTGGGACAAGCACCTCGACGAGATCACGCGCGACAACCTGCACACCGTCAACTACGCCGCGGCGAAGCTGCTGTGCCCGAGCTGCTTCCAGGCGGTGGACCTGAACCCCGAGCACCGCGAGTGGGTGTGCGAGAACCCGGAGGAGCCGCACATCGCCGCCGGGTACAAGGTCAGCCCGTTCGATGCCCCGAACGTCATCACGCTGTCCAACCTGATCGAGGCGTCCACCAGCTACGCCAGCAAGGCGAAGTTCCGCCAGTTCTCCCTGGGCATTCCCGCGGCCGACGCCGACAGCGGCTTGACCGAGGAGGACCTTGAGCGGATCGGGGTGCAGATGGTGCAGAGCCCGTTCACGACGCACGTCATGGGGATTGACCTGGGCTTGACCTGCCACTTCATGGTGGGCAGCTTGACGCCGGAGGGCCAGCTCGTCGTGGTGCACTACGAGCGGGTACCGCTCAAGGCCTTCCGCGAGCGGTACACCGCCCTGAAGTCGCAGTACCGCATCTCGATCGTGGTGAGCGACATCCAGCCGTACACCGACCTGATCATGTCGATGAGCGCCATTGACCACAACCTCTTCGGCGCCAGGTACGTGACGCGCCAAGGCCTTGAGGTCTACGACGTGAAGGTGCAAGACCCCGACAACGACAACGCCATCGAGGGCGTCCGCGAGATCAGCGTCAACCGGAACGCCATCTTCGACAAGATCATGTCGGAAGTGCGCCCGGCCGATGGCGAGGCCCCGCGCGTGGTGATCAGGAAGCTGGAGGACTGGGAGCTCATCAAATCCCACATGACCGACATGAAGCGGGCCTCGGCGACCCTGCGCAACGGCGAGTTCACCAGCGTCTGGCAGAAGTCCAGCAAGGGCAACGACCACTACCACCACACGCTGGGCTACCTCTGGATCGCCGCCCAGCTGCGCGGGATCGCGATGGGCGGCATGGCCACCGGGATGCCTGGCGTCAGCACTTTCAAGATCAAGGGCTCCACGCCGGTCCGTAGGTAGGGGATTGCTTACGGCATTGACGCGGCCCTAGTGTCTTCGCAATGTTCGGCAAACTGAAAACCTTTTTCCTGGGTGCGGGGGCCACTGTCGAGAAGACGGGTGCCGCCGCGCTGCCGCCTATCGTCGACCCGAAGGTGCCCAACCGCCCGCAGGGTGTCCAGTCGGCCAGCAAGCGGACGGCAACGTCCACCGGGGACCTGAAGCTTTCCGCGACCGACCGGCGCACCGCAAACCTTGACCTGCTGACGCTGCGCAACGGCACGTCCACCAAATCGACGATCCGGGACCTGGCGGCAGTCAGTCCCGACCTCTCCGCCAGCGTCTGGGCGTACCAGCGCATGGTGGTCACGCGGAACTTTTCCGCTGTGGCCCGCAACATGGACGGCACGATCAACGTGCCGGCGACCGAGCTGGCGCAGCAGCTGCTGTCCCGGTTCAACTTCCTGACCGACTACAACGACGGCTTCTCAGGCGTCTCATCGATCCACTCGGTGGCCGAGAGCCTGGCGCTGGAGCTGCGCCTGTACGGCGCCTGCTCGATGGAGCTGGTGCTGGACAAGGCCCGCGTGCCCAACCGCCTGCAGCCGATCTCCACCACGCAGATCGAGTTCTTCGAGGACAACACCGGCTACGTGTACCCGGTCCAGAAGGCCAACGGCGAGGAGATCAACCTCGACACGCCCGCGTTCTTCTACGAGGCGCTTGACCAGGACCTGCTGACGGCTTACTCGAACGCCCCAATGGAGGCGGCGCTGCAGGCGGTGCTTGCAGATACGGAATTCACGAATGACGTACGCCGCGTGATCAAGCGCGCGCTGCACCCGCGCCTCGACGTCACCATCAATTCCGAGCTGTTCCGCAAGAACGCCCCGATCGACGTGATCGGTGATCCCGAGAAGATGCGGGCCTACCAGGAAAACTTCATCCGCGACGTGGAGTCGACTGTCAACGGCCTGGAGCCGGACGACGCGCTGGTGCACTTCGACTCGGTCGAATTCGACTACCTCAACAACGGCAACGTCACGCTCAACAAGGAGTACGAGACGCTGCAGGGCATGGTCAACGCGAAGACCGCCACCGGCACGAAAGCGCCTCCCGCGGTGCTTGGCCACGGCGCCACGTCCCAGAACATCGCCTCGACCGAGACCTTGCTGTTCATGCGCTACTGCGAGGGCGTGCAGAACAAGATCAACTCGATCCTCTCGCGCGCCATGACGCTGGGTGTGCGCCTGCTTGGCCAGGATTGCTACGTGCAGTTCGCGTTCGACCGCATCGACCTGCGCCCCGACGCCGAGCTGGAGGCCTTCCGCTCCATGAAGCAGAGCCGGGTGCTCGAGCAACTGTCGATCGGTTTCATCTCCGACGAAGAGGCTGCCATCGAGCTGACCGGCCGGCTGCCTGCGGCCGGCGCGCCGAAGCTGAGCGGGACCTTCTTCAAGGCCGGCGCCAGCGACCCCAACGCGGTCGAAGAGAACCCGACCAGCAACACCAGCACCGGCCCCGAGGGCCCGCGCGACACCAAGACCCAGACACCGACACAACCAAAAGGCCCCGTCAAACGGGTGAAGTGACATGGACATTTTTGACATCAAGATGTGGGCCGGCACCGAAGAAGCTCTCGCCGGCTACCTGCTGACGCTCAAGCGGATCACCGCCGATGGTGCGCTGACCAAGAAGGCCGACATCTACGGCGACGGTGACCGCGCCGAGCGCCCACCCCGCCTGTTCTCCAAGCAGGGTGACATCGGCGTGATCTCGATCTCGGGCTCGCTGAACAACTCCAGCTCGTGGATCAACGAGTATTACGGCATGACGGGGTACCCGGAGATTCGGGCGGCCCTTGTCCACGCGGCCATGCAGGAAGACATCAAGCACATCGTGCTCGACATCAAGTCCGGCGGCGGCGCGGTTTCCGGCTGCTCCGACACGGGCGACCTGATCAAGACCATCGACGGCCAGGTGAAGCCGGTCAGCTCGTTCTCCGACGGCATGATCGCGTCCGCCGCGTACTGGCTTGGCGCGTCGGCCCGGGACTTGACCATCGGCAAGGTCACCGAGGCTGGCTCCATCGGCGTGCTGGTGATGCACCAGGAAATGAGCAGGATGCTGGCCGAGGCGGGCATCACGATCAACGTGATCCGCTCCGGCAAGTTCAAGGCTCTCGGCAATTCGATGGAGCCGCTGAGCGAGCTTGGCAAGGAAACCATTCAGGCCCAAGTCGATGAGATGAACGATATGTTCGTCGCCCACGTTGCCGAGTGCCGCAAGACGACCCCCGCTCTCGTCGAGAGCCGGATGGGCCAGGGCCGCGTGTTCATTGGGCAGACCGCCATGGACGTCGGCCTGGTCGACGCGATCTCCAACTTCGACACCTTCATGTCGAAGAAGCAGGGGGAGATTGACTCTACAAAACAACAGCCCAAGTATGGTGCCAACCTTCCAAAAGGATCTATTTTGAAAACAGCATTGACACAACAAGCAATCGCCGCGATGGCCGCGGGCGCCGTACTGCTGGAGACCCCCGTGGTTCCCGGCGCGACTGCTCCGGTCGCTGAGGTTCCTGCCCCAGTGGCTGAAGTCCCAGCTCCCGCTGAGATCGCCCCAGTCGCCGAGACGCCCGCCGCGAACGCCGATGTGGTGTCTTTGCTGCAGGGCCAATTGGCCGCTGCACAAGGCCAGGTGGTCACCCTGAACGTCGAGCTGCAGACCGCAAAGTCTGCCGCTGCTGGCGTCACTGCCGCCGCCGAAAAGATGCGCCCTGTCGTGCGCGCTGCCGTCGGCAACCTGCGCATCGCGCTGGGTGGCACTGACGCAGGCGTCGAGGCACTGGACGACGCCGGCCTGCTCGCTGAGCACGCCAACCTGGCGGCCCAGTTCGACAAAAAGTTCAAGGCTGGTGGCGTGGCGGCAGTGCCGTCCGCCAACGCCGAAAAGGAGAGCGAAGTTGGCGTGGATGAACCACGCCGCCAAGCTCGTTTGGCAGCCACCCTCAACAGCAACAGCAAAAAATAAGGAGCTAGTTAATCATGCCTAAATTCAAGTTTGGCGTAGTCATGGACCTGGCGGAGGCACAAACCGCCCGCCTGGCAGACGGCGCCTCCGGCTCGGCCACCCAGCTGGCCAAAGAAGACAACGACAAGTTCGTCAAGCTGATTGGCGACAGCCAGTACGGCTTGTGCGCTGTCGGCAATGAGATCGAGGGCGTCGTGTCCGTCGCGAATGACATCGCGCCCGGCGACGGTTTCAACCTCGGCTCGATCATCAACAACGTCCGCGCCCGCGTCAAGGTCACCCTCGACGGCCTGCAGGCAACACCCGGCACCGGCACCCTCGTGGTCGGCGACTACGTGGTCTGCGGCACCGTGACCGCTCGCGGCACCGTTCTGCCAGGCCCACCCAAGGTGTGCAAGGCGACGGCAGCAGCAACCGGCATCGTCTTCAAGTGGCGTGTTGTGTCCTTCATCTCGGGAACTGGCGCAGTTGGCCAGACCGCGCTGATCGAGCGCGTGTCCTAAACCCAAAAAGAAATCAAGGAGCGAATCGTGAGCAAACAAGAACTCGTAATTGTCGACGCGCGCGGCGACAAGAAACCAGTCGATCTGAGCGTTGCCCTGTACAAGGACGCCGCTGAAGCAGGCTTGAGCCTGGGTCAACACATGGCCAACGTCTACCCGACGAACGCCAACAAAGACGGCACTGCCATGCAGCAGGTGCTCGAGCAGTGCGGCATCTTCGTCAAGGGCAACAAGGAATTCGGCATCCGTGCTTCGAGCATGGACGACATCCTGAACCCCAAGGAAGCCGCATCGGCCATCACCCGCGACGGCATCCCGGCTTCCCGCCTGCTGTTCCCGGCCGTGATCCTCGACATCATCGAGGACAAGCTGCAGCGCGACTACTCGACCAACCCCAACGCCTTGACCAGCATGGTTGCCGTCGACGACAGCATCCAGGGTGATCGCTGGGAGCGCCCGGTCCTGAACTTCGACAAGCCTGAAGAGGCCCGTTCGGCACCCGTGAGCCAGCTCTCGCTGCCAAACAGCATGCTGACGATCACTGCGTCGGACAAAACCATGCGCATCCCCAACTGGGCGATCGGCATGACGATCTCTGAGCAGGCGCTGAAGTCCACGACCCTTGACCTGGTTGGCCTGGCCGTGAGCCGCCAAGCTGCTGTCGAAGGCAACGAGCGCGCCAACGGCTACATCCTGTCGCTGCTGCAAGGCGACACGGACTACAGCATGGTTGCTCTGTCGGCAATCGCTGGCAAGGTGCAGACCGCCGTGTCCCTGGACTCCGCAGCCTCCGCCGGCCTGACCCAGAAGGCCTGGCTGACCTGGTTGTCGCAGCGTTCCGAGAAGCGTGTCATCACCCACGTCGTGACCGACCTGGCTGGCGCCATGGCCATCGAGAGCCGCGTCGGCAAGCCGGTGGTGGTCGGTGACAACCCAACCAGCGTTCGCATCGACACGCTGATGGAAGTCATCAACCCAATGTGGCCCGCCAAGGTCAAGGTCTTCCTGACCAACGACGTGAACTGGCCTGCCAAGACCATCATGGGCATCGATCAGCGCTATGCGATCCACCGCGTCAACTCCTTGACCGCCCAGTACAGCGCCATCGAGCAGTTCGTGCTGAAGCGTGCCACGTCGCTGCGTATCGACAAAGGCGAAGCAGTCGTCCGACTGTTTGACGAGGCCTTCGAGGTTCTGACCTACGCGTAATAGCGTCGGCTGACTGACCCGGGGCGAGCATGCGAAAGCAGCCCGCCCCGTTCCCATAACCTGAGCCCAATAAAATGACAAAACCTACCCTGACCCTGAACGGCCAAGCCCCCACAACCGCCGCGCCTGCAGCCACCGCCCCCGCCCCCGAGGTAACCGCGCCTGCGGTCACCACGCCTGCGGCCGACGCGCCCGACGCTCCCGCTGCCGATGCTCCTGTGCCCGAGCGCGAGACGCCGAGCCTGCTGGGTACCCGGCAGCGCATCGTGACGAAGAATGGCCAGCCCTCACTGCACCTGGTGCTCAATGAGTGGTTCGGCGCCGACTCGCGCAAGACGCTGGTCGACGACTTCACCCAAGCCCAGCTTGACGCGGGTAAATGGCTCGTGTCCGAAGAATAATCCCGCAGGGCTTACCGCATGTCTTTGACCACCTACTGTGAATACGATGAGGTTCGGGCCGCCCTTGGCGTGAATGACCTTGAGTTGAAGGAGTCGGTGCTGAGCCTTCCCGTTTACGAGATGGGCTTGGTCCGGGAGCTTTCTAAGGTCTCGACGTCACTGAATGCGATTTTTTCCACTGTCCACTCCCTGGACGCGGCGTCTCGCACCGTGCAGGAGGCCGGGCTGCACGACGCGGTCCGCTTGTTCAGCGTTTACGCTGCCGCCAAGCAGGTGGGCGTCTCCCTTGCCACCTTCGCTCCGAAGGATGTCGGTGACGGCAAGGCCACGGTGTCCCGCTTCGCGGGCACCCCGTTCCTCGACACGCTGGAGCGGATCGACCGCTTCTACACCGAGCTGCGCGGGTCCCTGGTAGACGCCTACGAGGCGTACACGGGCGCGGCCACCTCCTTGGCCTCCACGGTGCCAGCCACCGCTTTCCTGGCCTCACCGCGGGCCTACGACCCGGTGACTGGCTGATGCTGTCCCTGACGGACGCGGCGACCTACTTCGACCGCACGCAGGTCCTCGACCCCGACACCGGCACGGTCCTGTTCCTCGGGCAGGTCGACCCCTACGACGATTCCAAGAGGGATGCTGGCGGCGCTTACCGCCGCATCCTGTCCCTGGCGCCAGGCACCGCGGTGCCGGCCAGCCGGGCCGTGCGCATCTTCGGCCAGGTCTGGCTGATCGGCAACAAGGAGGTCGACGGCCTTGAGCTCGCGCACCGCGACAAGTACGTCCTCCAGCCGGCCGGCCAGCAGCTGAGCATCGGCCGCCTCTCTGGGTACCTCGGCGCTGTGGCTGCCGGCACGGCCTGGGCGGGCGTTGAGTGGATCAAGGACGGCAAGGAGATGGGGGCCTCTTCCGAGGTGGTCCGCATGCACAACATCTTCCTGGCCACGGGCTTCGACGTGCGCGCGCGGGATGTGGTTTGGAACAGCAACGGCGCCTACCTCGTGCTATCAATTCATGAGCAGCCGAGCGGCTACAAGCTTGCCTCCACGGCGCAATTGGATTACCCCGTGGCAACCGCCACCCTTGTCCCGCGCGTGTACAGCCCGACGCTGGGTGCGTACACACCGGGAGCCCCTGCCAGTGTGGCGGCCTTGCGCGTGCGGTGGCAGAACCTCTTCGCCTATGCCGATGAGGCAGCGGCGCGGTATCAGGAGGGGGACGACACAATCGTCCTGCCTGCTGGCACCGCGGTGGACACGGCGAGCCGGATCACGCTTGATTCCGAGGAATGGACCGTCCTGGCCGTCAATGCCCTGGGCGGCGCCGTCACTGTGCACGGGCGGCCGGCGTGGGCCACGTAACGAATCTCGCCAGGTTCAACATCGGCGTGGACCTGGCCTTCAAGCAGGTCGCCGCGCTGGGCACCCAGGCCTATCGGGATTTCATCTGGCAGGTGTTCCTCCGCATCCTCCGCGAGACCCCGCAGTGGTCCGGCAAGGCCGTGGCGAACTGGAACATCAGCATCGGGGCCCCCAACTTCGATTTCATCGACAACCTCGGGGACCCGGTGGACAACTTTGGCGTCGCCCACGAGAAGGGCGATGAGCGGTGGATGCGGATCGCGCGCACGCGCAACAAGCCCATCATGCAGAGCATCCGCTATCGGGACAAGGTCTTCATCTCCAACGGTGTGACCGGGGATGACGACGGCGGCAAGTCGGCCAACACCTACCTTGAGTCGCTGCAGGACCCGGGCTACTGGGCAAGCAAGCTGCGGGCCGTCAACCAGCCGTACGAGACCGCGCAGGAGAGCGTGATCGTCATCGGGACCAAGTTTGGAAGCAAGGGCTTCGCACTGCCGCGCATCAGCGGTGAGGACTGGAAATCATGAACACAAAAGAGTTTCGCGCGGCCTTGTTTGCCGACATCGTGGCATGGGGCGCCGCGGCTTTTCCGGCCATGCCGCTGATCTTCGAGAACGGCCCGGTACCCGACGAGAACAGCATCGGTCAAATCTGGCTTGACTGCGAGGTGCGCTGGTACGGAGCCAAGAACGTCAGCATGGGCGTGACGCCGCGCGGGCGCCACAGCGGCGCGGTTTCCACGCAGGTGTTCTATCGCCAGGCCGCAGGCACTGGCCAGGCCGACGACGTCGTCGACAGCCTCGAGACCCTGCTGAAGAACAAACGCCTGGGCGCGGGGCAGCTGCAGTTCCCGCAGAGGACCGCCCCGACACACTTGAAGGGCTGGTACAAAACCGGGCTCCTCACCCCGTTCTACCTAGACCGGGATTGACAGTGGGGGATTGATCTTCCGATGCGGGTGGCCCTAGTGTCCTCAGGAACATACCGCCCAACACGGAGATTCCCATGCCTTTTGCATCAAGCGCCTACGGCCAACTTCGCTACATTTCCGAGTCCAGCTACGGCGTCATCCCGGGGGCCGGCAATGGAGTGAACCTGCGCATGACAGGCCCGACGATGAAGGCGGCTGTGGCCACCACCAAGTCCAACGAGATTCGCCCCGACCGCCTGTCCACAGGCCTGACCCGCACCGACCTGAACATCGACGGCGGGTTCAATTTTGAGCTCTCCGGCAAGGAATACGACCCCTTCCTGGAAGGCATCATCGGCGGGAACTTCGCGCATTACGGCACCGCCGGCATCGGCACCACCTTCACTGCGACCACCCTGGCCGGCAGTATCACCGCCGGTGTAGCGCCCACCACGACTTCGGCCTTCACCAACATCGGTCTGGGCTCGTGGATCAAGGTCATCCCGCCCGTCGGCGCTGCAGCCGCGGTCAAGGATTACTTCGCCGACAAGTGGTTCAAGACCCACGCAGTTACCGCCGCGACGACCACGGCCATCACCCTTGACGCCAGCACCCCGATCGCCGCCCCCGGCATCGTGACGGGTATTGCTGGTTACTCGATCAGCCAGTCTGTCGTCTCCAACGGTGCGGTCGTCAAGTCCTTCGACCTGGAATACGCCCTGACGGACGTGACCCAGTTCCTGACCTTCACCGGCATGCGCGCGAACAGCCTTGAGCTGAGCCTGGAAGTCGGCTCGATCATCACCGGCTCGTTCGGCTTCATCGGCGCCGGCCACACGATCCAAGGCACAACCCTGCTGCCCGGCTCGCCGGTCGCTTCGCAGTCGCTCGAGGTGATGAATGCTGTGGCCGACGTCGGCTTGATCTACGAGAACGGGACGAACTTGCTTGGGGCCACCAGCTTCATCAAGAGCGTCAAGTTCAACGTGTCGAACAACCTGCGCGGCCAGAAGGCTGTCGGCGTCTACGGCAACGCAGGCATCGGCTCCGGTGAGCTGGAGATCGGCGGTTCGCTGGAGGTCTACTTCCAGGACGCGACCTACTACAGCAAGTGGCTTGCCGGCACGACCACCAGCCTTGCGCTGGGTGTGGCTGACGCCGCGGGCAACGGCTACTTGATCGAGATGGACAAGGTCCAGTTCAAGGACGGCGGCATGAACGCTGGCGGCCGGAACGACGACGTGATGCTGTCGCTGCCATTCAGCGCCTTCTACAACCAAACCACGGGCCGCGGCCTGCGGATCACACGCGCTGTCGCTGCATAAGAATCCCGGGCAAAGACCCTAGATAGGCCGGTCCGGATGGGCCGGCTTTAACCCTGAAGAAGAAGAAAAAACCATGGACATCTTTGCACAGTACGCCACTGACGAAAAAACTGAAGTCGAGGGCGCGACGTTCCAGCTCTCCAAGACCGCCAGCGTCCGTGTTGCCCGCGCGGGCAACACCAGGTACACGGCCGCCTTGCGCAAGGCCCTGGAAAAGAACCAGCTGGACCTCGAGGGCGCTGACGCTGCCGCCGATTTCCTGGCCGAGACCATCATGGTCGAGGTGATGGCTGACACCATCCTGCTCGGTTGGACCGGCCTCAGCTTCCAGGGCAAGGAAGTCCCCTACAGCGCCGAGATGGCTCGCAACATGCTGCGTGTCAAGGACTTCCGCAAGAAGATCGCCGGCTTCGCTGACAACTTCGAGGCCTTCCGGGCCAAGGCCGAAGAGAAGCAGGGAAACGTCTAGAAGCGCACCTGAGGTGGAGCCTCGAATGGGGCCCCTCCCTCAAGGCGCTTGAGACAAGGGCGAAGCAGACCGGGGTCAAGCCGGCCCCGCTGCTTTCCCGACCCAAGCTCCGGTTCCAGGACCACGAGTACCTGGACGTCTACAGGGCCCTTGACTGCCAACGAACGATGGGCGCTTCGGCCCCCAACCCGATCCAGATCGGCGAGCTGAGCGCCTTGTGCGGCTTGCTGGGGATTGCTTCGCAAGAGGCGAGGGCCAAGTATCTACGGATCGTTCAACGGCTTGACAGGGTTTACCGAGACCACTGGCACGCAAAACACAAGACAGGCTAGGTGGAAGACCTCAACATTCAGCTAGGCGGAGAGCCCTTCGAGAGGGCCATGCGCCCAATCCTGGAATCCCTAAAGGAGTTCCGGGCTCTCGTCGTTGCGCTGGACTCGACCCCGACCAGCCGGCTGACCAAGGAGATGCAGGCCCTGAAGACGGGTGCCATCAGCTTGACCATGGACGTCGAGAAGGCGCTCACAGGCCTGCCCAAGATTTTGACCCAGCAGGTCGCCGCCGCCGCGTCTTCCGCTAAGACCCAGATGAAAGAGGCCGGCAAGGTCTCCGCCGAGGCGTTTGCCGACAGCGCTGCGATGACCATGCGCGCCCAGCGCCAGCGCCTGCAGCGCGAGTACGAGCAGATGGTCAGCATGAACGCCAAGTTCAAGCCTGGCGTTCTGGAAAACCTCAAAGCCCGTGGTGTCGACCTCGGGCCCAACGCACGGGGTGACGCCTACAGCGCGAGCCTGGTGAGCAAGTCAGCTTCCACCGTCGATGCCCGTACGCTGCTGGGCCTGCCAGCCCGGGACGAGATGAAGACCACGGGCGCGCAGATCGCCGCCCAGCTGCGCGAAGGCATGGTGCTGGAGAGCTTGCGCACCAAGTCGGCCTCGGCGGTCGACCCACGCATGCTGCTTGGCCTGCCTGGCCGGGACGGCATGAAGACGTTCGGCTCCCAGATCGCGGCTCAGATGCGCGAGGGTGTGGTTTCCGAGGGCCTGCGCGCCAAGTCCGCGTCGAACATCGACCCGCGCACCTTGCTGGGCCTGGCGTCCGATGCGAGCAACAGGTCCGCCCGATCGTCGATGTCGGCGTTCATGGACGCCGGCCTTGTGCCCACCCAGAAGATGACCAGTGCGCAGGGCGCGCTGGCCGAAAGCCTGCGCACCACGCACTCGGCCGCGCGGGGCCTTGCCTCCGGCTTCAATGCCATGTGGCTCACCTGGGGCCAGATCGGCCCCCTGCTGGCCGGCGCGGCCATCTCGAACGCCTTCGTGCAGGCCGTCAAGTCCGGCGCCCAGTTCGAGCAGTCTCTGGCAGCGATCCAGTTCCTCGGCGGCGAGTCCGAGCAGGCCGTGCGGAGCATCAGCGAAGCCGCCCTGGACCTCGCCCGCAACGGCCCCGTCGGACCGCTTGAGATCGCCGCGGCGTTCAAGACTCTGTCGCTGGCCGGCCTGAACGCAAAGGAGCAGCTCGCCGCCATCAAGCCGGTGCTGAACTTCTCCATTGCCGGCGAGATGGACGTGAACAAGGCTGCCGAGAGCCTGGCCGGAATCTCGTCGGCGTTTGGCTTCGACGCGAAGGGCTTCGGCGCCGTCGGCGATGTGATCGCCAAGTCGGCTGCGATCTCGATGACGTCCGTCGAGTCGATGACCGAGTCGTTCAAGCAGGCCTCGACGGTCGCTCAGCTCTACGGCGTGACCGTGCAGGACGTCGCCACGTCACTGGTTTTCCTGAGTCAGGTGGGCATCAAGGGTACCGCCGCGGGTACTGCCACCCGCAATATGTACAACGAGCTCATGGGCTCGTCCAAGGCCGCACGGAAGGTGCTGCAGGAGACGTTGAAGATCGATGTGATCGACAACGCCACCAACTCGATCAAGCCGCTGGCCACGATCCTGGGCGACCTGTCCGGCGCCCTGGGCAAGCTCGACTTCAAATCACAGCTTGCCGTGCTGTCGAAGCTGGGCAACGAGCGGGGCCTGAAGGCCTTGGCCGCCGACCTTGCCGCCTTCGCGAAAACCGCCAAGGATGGCGGCAAGGACGTCGCCACAGAGTTCCAGCGCATCCAGCAGCTGCTGAATGACGCACCGGGCTTCGCGGCCGAAGCCGCCATCGGCATGGGCCTCACAGCGCAGAGCCAGATGAAGTCCGTCGGGGCGACGCTGCAGTCGAGCCTGATCGAAGCCTTCCAGGCGATGCAGCCTGAGATTCTGGCCGTGGCTCGGACGCTGCGCGAGGTATTCGCTTCGGACGGATTCCGCACCGGCCTGACTGAAATGATCAGTTCGATCGGCAGCGCGACCCGCTTCCTGCTCGAACACATTGACGTGCTGAAGGTTGTGGCAGCAGGCTACCTGCTCGGCAAGGTTGCCTCACTGGCTTTCGCCGCCGGCAACGCACTCGCCGCTGTCTCGGCCGGCACGCTGTCTGCTGCCCTGTCGGTGGCCGGTGTGTCAGCAGCCCGGGCATCCGCGGGCATGGCCCTGTTCAGCGCCTCGATGGGCCCCATCGCCCTCGTGATCACGGCCGCGACGCTGGCCTACCTGTACTTCTCCGACACGACGGAGACCGCCAGCCAGAAGGCTTCAAAAGCGGTTCAGGAGTATTCGGCGGCTACGCTGGAGGGGTACAAGAAGGAGTCCGCCCGCCTGCAGGAGCAGATGGACCTGCGGGCCCAGGGCATCCAGGGCACCTACCTTGCGCAGATCGTAGAGGCCCGCGCCACACAGACGCGTCTCGACAACCTGTACGCAGAAGAGCGCGCCGCCCGATCCGCAGAAACCGCACTCCTGCTTGTCGCACGCGCCAGGATCAGTGGCCGGATCGCCGACACCGCGAACCCGACGGCAGCTGACGTCGAGGCGCTTTCACGCAACGATGCGCGAATCCTTGCGTCTCAGGACCGGGAAATGACGGGCTCGCGGGAGGAGTTCAAAAAGCGGGAGAAGATTTCTGGCGCGCGCGACACGATGCTCGCGCTGGCAAAGAAAGACTCCGAGCAGGCCGCCATCGCCGCGAAAGCGGCCCGCAATGCGACCGCCGGCACCGGCGTCTACACGCCTGACAGCGGCGGCCGCGGCGGCGGGCGTGGCGCTACTGCACCGTTCCGCGACGCAAAGAGCGGTGTTGATAACGTCTTCGAGCAGTACAAGATCGCCGCCGCCGATTCGGACCGCATCGCCAAGGCTGAAGAGGCCCGTCTCAAGTTCCGCTACGACATGGGCCTGGAGACCTTCAAGACGTTCGAGGACGAGAAGGACCGCATCCAAAAGGCGCACATGCAGGACCGTGCGCTCATGCTTACCGCCGAGGCGGCCCAAGCAAAAGAGGGCATGGAGAAGATCAAGAAGGCCGCCGAGACAGCCAATCGGAAGAAGCCTGGCTCCGTCACCGACGAGGCCGTCCAGAACAATCAGGAAGCCCTGCGCCTGAAGTTGACTGAGGCAAACGACGGGCTCAAGAAGCTTGCTGATGAGCAGGCCCGCTCGGACGAAGCGTCGATGCTGCGCAAGAGCAAGGACATCATCGCGACGACCCAGAGCGCCAAGGAGATGGTCGCCAACGCAGGGCTTGAGCTGGACGCGCTGCGGGGCCAGACCGCCGAGCGCATGCTGCTGAACGGCATGCTGGAGCGGGACGCTGCTATCGAGGAAGGTCGGCAGGTCGCCCGCAAGAAGTTCCTCGAGGAGGAGCTGAAGCTGTCCAAGGCCATCCGCGAATACCGCGAGTCTGGTGGCGACACTGAAAAGTTGATGCAGGCTGAGGACACCCTTGCAAACCTGCGCCTGGCCAAGCCCACCTATGTGAACGAAGCCGGCAAGCTCAAGGCTGACGAGTACGACGCGAAGAAGCTTGCAGACACGGCGCGCGAACTCCGCGGCGGCATCGCTGACGCAATCATGCAGGGCGGCGCCGAGGGTGCGCTGTCGCTGCGCAAGGTCCTCGAGGACACGCTGATTCGCAAGCCGCTGAAGATCGCCCTTGAGGCGGCGTTCGACCCGATGTCCCAGATGCTGTCCAGCGCCGCAAGCAGCGTCGGCAGCAGCCTGTTCTCCGGCGTGATGGGTCTGTTCGGCGCCCGTGCCGGCGGCGGCCCGGTCTCCGAGGGCAACCGCTACCTGGTCGGCGAGAACGGTCCCGAGATCGTCGAGTTTGGCGCGGCCGGCAAGGTCCATAGCAACAACGAAAGCCAGCGCATGGCAGGCGCCCAGCAGGCCGGAGGCACGCAGATGAGCATTTCGATTTCGCCCACTATCCAGATTGACGCACGGACTGACAAAGCTCAGATCGAGGCGATCGTGATGGGCGCCATGATGCAGACCCAGAAGTCGACCTTTGAAGAGCTGAAGAAGCTGGGGATCACCCGCTAATGGCAGTCATCACTCTTCCTGACGGGCTGCTGATCCAGCGCCTGACGATCGGCCAGCGCCGGTTTGACCTCGGCATGGAGAACCCCGACACCGGTGACACCTCGGTCCGGCTTCTGGGCCCGCCGCGCTGGACCCTTGCGTTCACCAGCGACCAGCAGATGGAGCCGCTGCAGGCCCGCACCTGGGAGTCCATGCTGCTGAGGCTGAGGGGCCGAGTGAACCTGCTTGAGGCCTGGGACCACGGCAAGCGCGCGCCCCTCGGGAGTATGCGCGGGACGATGATTCTGAGCGGGGCAGTCGCGGCCGGCGCCACCACTCTCACCATCTCGACCAACTCGGCGCAGGCGGGCAAGACCCTTTTCGCGGGTGACTGGCTGCGGATCGGTTCGGGATTGGGCACGAGCCAGCTCGTGAAGGCAGTGGTTGACACCACAGCCGACATCAACGGCTCGGTTGTGGTGCAGATTGAACCGCCGCTGAGGACAGCGTTTTCTACCTCCACCCCAGTGGCGTGGGACAAGCCTACGACCTACTTCCGCATGAACCAGGCCGACAACGCCTGGGTGTACGAGAGGGCAGTGCAGGGCGGCTTCGCTTTCGATGGCCTTGAGGTTTGGAGGTAACCGATGCTCACACCAGACGCACCCTTCGTAGCCCAAGCCGCCACCCGAGTCGTCGGCGCAATGTGGCTGGTGGAAACGTACTTCACTCAGGGCACCCAGTATTGGACGAATTGGCCGGTCAGCGTGGACTGGAACGGGCACACCTACCTCGGGCTTGGGGAAATCGGCGCCGTTGGCTCCATGCAGGAGACAGAGTCGGGTGTGGACGGGAAGATGCTGCTTAGCCTCAGCCCGGTCAAAATTGAAATTCTATCCCTCGCGCTGGGGAACGTGGAGGGCTACCGCGGCAAGCCGGTCAATGTGTATCTCTGGCCGGTTGACAGCACCTACCAACCTATCGGCACACCGGTACTCAGGTACTTCGGTGTGATGGACCAGGTGGGCGTGAAGCGCAACGGATCGACCGGCATGATCGAGATGAGCTGCCTCCCCGCTGGGGCGAACTCCAAGCGCAGGTCGGCCGCCCTGAGGATGAACCACGTCCAGCAGCAACTTGTCCATCCTGGCGATCGCGGCTTCGAGTACATCGAAGACCTGACAAACAACCCGCAGCTCTGGCTTTCAAAGGCCTTCCAGGCGCGCGTGTGAACGGCGCTCAGCATGTCCGCATGGATCGCGTGGTTGCCGAGGCGCTGGACCGTCCCTTCGACTGGGCTACCCACAACTGCTGCACCTTTGCCCGCGACGTGGTGCTGGCCATTACCGGGGTTGACTACCTACCGTCCCTGGAGGGGGTCGACAGCGTCAGGTCGGCCATGAGGGCCGTGCAGCCCTACGGATCGCTCTCGGATGCGGTCACGAGCGTCCTCGGGGAGCCTGTACCTCCGGAGACGGCGCAGTACGGCGACATCCTGCTCGTCCCAGATACCGAGGGGGTGGGGGATTCCATTGGGGTGTGCGTCGGCCCCAGTGTCCTTGTGCCAGGCAAACAAGGTCTGGTGCGCGCGCCAATCTCCAGGGCGACGCAAGCCTGGAGATTGCCTGTTGCCGGTTCGTAAGCTACTCGTCGGTTTTGTGCTCGCGCTGGTCGCGGGCTCTGCCGCGGCCGATCCGGTTTCCATCATTGCTGCCATCGGCGCCTCTATCGGGGGCGTCACCGGCGCGGCGATGATCATGTATGCGGGCGTGATCGCGACGGGCTTGAGCATCGCCGCGACCCTTGCCTATTCTGCTTACGGCAACTCGGCCGCCAAACGCCAGCAGCGCGCCGCCGCGGACCGCGCGAGGTCTGCCGCCGAGGCCGGCCGCTTGGAGTACAACGCCGGTCTGCAGGACCGGATGACCACCAACCTCAGCGGCTCGCTGCCGCAGAGGACGGTGTATGGCACAGCCTTTGTGGGCGGCGGAATCGTTGCGATGTTCACGAGTAACCGGGACGAGACCCCCGGTGGGCACCTTTTCGCGCACCAGGAAAACGACAAGAGCGTCGACGCCCTGAAGCACCTCGTCGTAGTTTTCGCGGCCCACGAGTGCCAGGCTTTGGGCGAGATCATGCTTGACGGGTCACCGCTGGGCCCGCTTGATTCCAACGGCTACCCAATCTCAGGGGTCTTCGCAGAGCCTGTCTACGCGCAGTACACGCACTCGGGCCCCATGGACGGCGTGGGGCGCCTCTATCTGCCGGCGAGCCCGGCTGTAGCTTCTATCGTGAGCTTCACGCTGCGCGCGGAGTTTTACTCCCCGGGCAACGACATGGTGCAGGGGTCGACGAGCTACAGCGAGTCCCCCATCGATGCGACTTTCATGGGTGACTACGTGCAGTTCCCAACGGGGTACGCCACCGCACCCTACGGGTACGTGGGCTGGACCGTGAGGGTCACCTACAACTACCAGGTGGCCAGCGCCCGGGTGCGGGTGATCAAACACCTCGGTGGACCGACGGACCCGGCTGACCCCTACTTGATGAGCATCGTGCCGTCCAAGTGGACCTCGGCACACGTCCTTCGGGGGTACTCCTACATCGTCCTGACGCTGGACGTCAATGAGCCTCGCTTCCAGGGGGGCCCACCCGGGATCACTTGCCAAGTCGCCGGTAAGAAGGTTTACGACCCGCGCAACGGCCTCACCGTCTATTCCGAGAACAACGCTCTTTGCGTGGCCGACTTTCTGCAGTCGAAGATGTGGCGCGCCAACTCTCGAATCGCGGTCCTCACGGCCGACCTGATCGCTTCTGCCAACGTCTGCGACCAAGATGTCGGCGGTGGCGTGAAGCGCTACAGGTGCAACGGCTCCTTCTCAGCGGATGAGGGCCCTGAAAATGTGCTCGAGTCGCTCGTCACCTCGATGGCTGGCTTCGCCTTTGTTGCGGGCGGCTGGCGGATTCTCGCGGGCGCGTGGACCACCCCAGTAGCGACCCTCGAGCTGGATGAGACCGACGGCAGCGTCGAGATCACCCAGGTGAGTGCTCAATGGTCCGACATCTTCAACGGCGTCAAGGGCAACTACGTTCCGCGCAACACCGCGTCGGCAACGGACATCAAGCCCTACCAGAACACTGTCTTCGTGGCCGCCGACGGGGAAGAGCTTTGGTCCGATATGTCGATGCCCTACACCGACACGCTGCAGGGCTGCCATGACCTTGCTCGAATCTTCACTGAGCGTTCGCGCAACGGCATGACACTGCGGTGGCCAGCCAGCATGAAGTATTGGGGCCTCCAGCCTGGAGACCGGGTCTACGTCAACCACGCCGACTTCGGTTTGACGGTGAAGACCTTCCGCGTCACCGACTGGGAGTTCAGCCTGAACTCTCCGGTGACCCTGACGCTGCAAGAAGACACCGCGCTGAGCTGGGACAGGGCAGATGCCGTCGTGGCCGACCAGGCGCCGAATACCGACCTCCCTGACCCGTACACCTTGCCTGCAGTTGAAGGCCTGACAGCGTCGAGCGGCACCAGTGAGCTCGTGCTGCTCGGCGACGGAACCATCGTGCCGACGATCCACCTGACTTGGACACCCCTGCTCTCCGGGCAGATCATGTCGCAGGGCTGGGTGGAGGTGCAATCGAGGCTTGACAATGGCGCCCCAGATGCCGCTATCCAGGCCCAGCGGCTGCCCGGAGACCAGGTGGGCACAGTGCTCTCCGGTTATGCCGAGGGGCAGATCGTGCTGTCACGCGTTAGGTATCGCAATACGCTGGCGCTGGGTGCCTGGTCCGTTCTGTCGCACGCTGTACTGGGCAAGACCGAACCACCGCCCTCGGTACAGTCATTCACCGTGCGCAACGGCGTACTCTCATGGCCAGAGGTCGTTGCCCTGGACCTCGCAGGCTACGAGATTCGCTTCAACTACGCGATCAACGATACCTGGGGCACGGGTACGCCTCTGCACACGGGCCTGATCACTTCGTCCCCGTGGTCGCCTTCGATCTTCCCCCCGGGGCAGGTGACCCTGATGATCCGGGCGCGGGACAACACCGGCAACTACAGCCTCGTCTCAGCGGTGATTTACGTCAACCTCGGTGATGTGATCGAGGACAACCTGATCCTCTCGATTGACGAAAAAGCTCTCGGCTTTCCCGGCATCAAAACAAACTCCACAGTTGTTAGCGGAGACCTTATCGCCGACGACTCCGGTGACCTGAACTGGGGCCTCGACGAGGGCAACTTCTGGAGCCCAGTCGGCGCCGGCATGTACTGGCCTGGCGCCACGTTCGATTCGTTGAGGTACGAGACTTTCGTCTCGGTGACGTCTATCGAGGCCGGCTCGCGCATGACGCTTGAGTTCGAGGTGACTGGCCAGGCCTATTCGATCGACTACCGCTACGACCCCCCGGCAGCCTATTACGGACTCGACGGAGCCGCGTTCTGGGGCGCAGACGCCTTGAGCTTCTGGCCCGGCCTCACCCCCTGGGTGGCATGGCCCGGCGCACTGCCAGCGGTGGATGTGGGTCGGATCGAACTGCGGGTAACAACGCAAGCGGGCGCCGTTCGTGGGCGCGTCGAAGAACTCATCATCAAGTTCGATGTCGAGGACGAGGAAGAAAACATCGACGACGTCGTGATCAGCCCGCTCGGCACACGGCTGACGCTTGCACGCGCCTATCGCGAGATCAAAAACATCCAGCTCACCCTCCAGTCCGGGGGCGGGACCGCCGTGACCGCGCAGTGGGTGGACAAGCTTTCGACAGGGCCATTGATCATTTGTAAGGACAGTGCCGGTACGCAAGTAGCCGGAGTTTTGGATGCCCGTGTACAGGGCGTGAAAGGATAATAAGAATGTCAGCTACGCTACCTCCAGCCAGCCGAGTCATCGACCCAGCACAGACCAACGCCCAGCAGAAGCTGGACTTTGAGGCTTTCCTGAAGTTCCTGGCCGAGCGTCAGAACTCGGTGACCACCACGGGCACCAGCACAGCCTACCTCGCAGTGCCAGACCCCGCGGTCAGCAGCTACGGCGCGAACCACGGGCTGTACGTGAATTTCCACGCAGCTTGTGGGGTGGCGCCGACTCTGCAGATCAACGGTATCGCTACACCGCCACAACTGGTGAAGCAGAACGCTGCCGGCGCCTATGTCAACCTTGAGGCGGGCGACATCCCGATCAATCACCGGGCCTACGTGCTCGGGTTGAGCGCGACCCAGTACCTGGTGACTGACCTGCCGAGCGCGCGCGTCAACACTAACAACTCCTACACGAAGAATCAAGCGGTCACCGCGTCGCCGCTGACAAGTGGCGCCAGCATCGCGACGAACGCTGCGCTCTCGAACAACTTCCGGATCACGCTGGCGCACAACGCGACCCTTGCCAACCCGACTGGACTCGTCGATGGGATGGTGCTGAACTTCCGGATCAAGCAAGACGCAACAGGCACGCGGACCCTTGCCTATGGCACGAAGTTCAAGTGGGCTGGCGGCGCGGCGCCAGTGCTGTCTACCGCCGCAAACGCGGTGGACTTCATGAGCTGCTATTACGACGGCACCGATGACGTGCTGGCGTGCAGCTTGGCCAAAGGGTTTGCCTGATGTTTACCTGCGGGCCTGCCTTGATGGTCTCTGGACCGGGCTTGTTCACATTTGTGCTGACGCCGGCCAACGGGGTCAACCTGCGGACGGCCGCGATCGCGGCGGGGTGGGACACCACTTCCGCAGTGCGCGCCGTGCTGAACGGGGCGATCGGCTCCGCTAGCACGGGCACCCCTGCGTTGACCGTCAACGGGGCCTTCCCGGCCGGTGTCACCCTCGTCAACAACGGCACGATTACCGGCCGCTTCGGCGCAACCGGCAGCACCGGCAGCACCGGCAGCACCGGCACTCACGGCGCGCCGGGCGGCGGCGGGGCAGGTAGCTCAGCAAGCTCTGGCGCGGGCGGTGGAAGCGGCGGCCCTGCGGGCAACGGCGGGACCGGCGGGACCGGCGGGACAGGGGGCGCGGGAGGCCTTGCACTGAGCGTCTCAGTCGCGGTAGCTATCGAGAATCTCGGAACGATTGCTGGGGGCGCTGCTGGTGCGGCCGGCTCTGGCGGCTCTGGTGGTTCTCCAGGCGTTCCATCTGGCGGCGGCGGGGGTGCCGGTGGCGGAGACGGAAAGTCCAATACCGGTGGCTCTGGCGGCCAGGGCTACAGCGTTTCGGGCGGCGGGCCCTATGCGGGCAGCTCGGGCACCAACGGCACGACCGGGGGTACCGGCGGCGGTCCTGGTGGTGCTGGCGGCGCCGGCACTGGCGCCGGCGGCGGTCCTGGCGGTTCAGGCGGCAGCGGCGCCTCAACAGGTGCGACGGGTGCAGCAGGGTCAGCGGGAAGCCTGGGCGGGGCAGTCACCGGCAACAGCAATATCACATGGATTAACACAGGAACCCGAACAGGAGCAATCACATGATCAAGTACAAAATTATCGAAGTCCACGAGGGCCAGCACTCCATCGTCGTTCGCTATTACACCGACAAGGTCTCGGAGAAGCACCTCTCCGTGCAAGAAGACGAACACGGCAAAGTCCTCAGGGGACGCACCGATTTCAATATCGATCTGCCACACCCGGCGCCACAGGGCGCGGACTTGAAGAAGCTGATCCTGGCGCATGCGCCGGTGAAATGGCTTGAGCTGCAGGAGCTTGTCTTGGACCCAGACACCGACACCAGTTTGGCGGAGCTGAAGGCGAAGATTGGCTTCGAGATCGAGGCCGAGATTCCAGCACCTGCTGGCCAGGTAATCGCGCTGGAGAGTGTGACGGTATGAGCCTCGAATTCACCAGGCTGCAGGTGCCGGGCCTGCAGGTGTACGAGGCCTCCGGTGTGCTCGGCGACACCTACTTCCTCTCGCTGGGGAAAGACACGCCCCAAGCCGAGGTGGCCAACGTGATCGTGTACCTTGAGGGCCAGGTGGCCCTGAGCCGCACCGAGGGCTCGTTGAGCCCGCAGCACGTTCCTGACCAGGTCCGCGGTGCGGGAGATGTCAGCGTGGAGAAACTGATCGCGCTGATCCCTGCGGGGAAGCTGAGGTTCGAGGTGGTGACCCCGACCTTCAGGTACTACTGCCTCACCGACCCGCAGCGGCGGCCGCTCGGGGCGTTTGTGCACCGGCTCGCCCCAGGCGACGAGCACGCTTTTGCCATCGGGCGTCGTCTCTTCGTTGCGGAGGGCTCTGTGGTCGTGCAGGGCGTGACCTACGAGGCGCCGCTGCATGTCGCGCTTGAATCCGCGGGCTCAACGATCGAAGCCGTCACCGCCGCCACCATTGTCGACATGGAGTTGCTCACATGATTCTCATTCTGTGGCTGCTTGAGAAGCTCGGTCGAAAGTTCGCTCTGGTGGACTTTTACGGCGACGTGCAGCAGTATCGTTACTTCGTTTTTTACCGCGAGGATCACTTCGACTCGCGTTGGATCGCGAAGCTGCCGAACCTGCTGATCCACGAGTACCCGGGCGAGCCCGGTGGGTGGGGACCAGACGGACCGACACCACACTCGCACCCGTGGAACTCGCTTGGCGTGCTGGTGCGCGGCTGGTACAAGGAGGTCATCAACGAGGTTGAGACGCGCGTCACGAAAGCCTTTGGCGCATCGTACGTGCCGCACACCTCGCACCACCGGCTTGCCAGTGTCGAGCCGGGAACGATCTCCCTGTTCTTCCATGGCTTCAGGCAGAAGGAGTGGGAACTGCACGGCTACGAATGCCCAGTGATCTGCGACGAGTGCAAGGAGCTCAACGGCGGCGTCTGCATGACCGAGGCCGGCGCCAAACCGTTCAACGCGCAGATGGACTCGAAGGTGGGTGTGAAGGGCTGGAGGACCATGAAGCTGATCAAGGTCGACAGCGGCTTCAAGGCGCTGCTGGCAGACCGCAAAGAAGCGCTGAAGCGTATGGGGGTCCAAACTCCCGCCACTTCAAAAGAAAAGCTGAGGATCGGGAACATGAAGAAACTGAAGGAGAAGGCCCGTGCTTAAGCGAATGTTCAACTGGTTCGACGCGTTCATGGTCAAGCACAAGCGCAAGCTGTTGCTGGCCGACGTGTATGGCAACGTCATCATGCACAGGTACTGCCTGCTGCGCCGTGAGGAGACTGGCCAGACGATCGTCAACGGGTCGAAGAAGCCGCAGCTGTATCTGCACCGCTTCACCTGGGAGGACTCGCCCGACGGGCCGAGCCAGCACAGTCATGTCGGCACCACGATCTCGCTGCTGCTGCGCAAGGGCTACACCGAGCGCCGCGACGGCAAGGACCGCAAGCGCCGGCCGGGATCGATCAGCTTCATCCCCCACGGGCAGACACACAAGATCGTCTGGGCCCAGCTTGACACCTGGACGCTGTTCCTGCGCTGGTACACCCGCTCGGCCGACGTGCGCGTGGTGCCGGAAGTCTGCGACGTCGTCTGCGACTACTGCAAGGACAAGCACGGTCAGTGCTTCAACGCTGACCGCGAGTACACCTACAGCACTTACTCGAAGCAGTTCAACAACAGCAAGGAGGCCACCTTCCGCTTCCCGTCCTGGTTCCACGCTGGGCCGGAAACTGATCGGATGCTGGAGCGCCGCCAGCGCGCCATGAAGAGGCTTGGCGCCTCGGCACCGGTGGGAACCCAGAACCAGCTGAAGGTTGGTCAAAAGTACAGCACGCTCCCCCTGCTGTTTGACGCCGAGACGGAGCGCAAGGTGCGGCAGGACCAGCTTCGGCACATGCAGTAGCGACATGGCACTGGGGATTTACTTCCCCGGTTCCCAATCCCAGTATGCAGGCTTCAAAGCAGTGGAGCTCCTGTGGGTCCCGAACAACAATTCTCGTCTGACTTCAGTCTGACAAAGCTGATTCCAGCTGTTCTCGGCTCACTGGTCTCCCTGCGTTTCGTGCAGGGCACCTGGCCCGAGAGGCTGCTCATGGCTGCCGGCGGTGCCGGCATGAGCTATTACGCCACCGTTCCGTCGGCCGCCTGGCTGCAAGTGCAGGACGCTGAGGGCCTTGTCGGCTTCCTCATCGGCCTGTTCGGCATGGCCGTGGTCGCGAAGGCCTACGAGACCTTCCAAGCGCTTGACGCCAAGATGGTCGCCGCAGACCTCTGGGCGGAGGTTAAGAAGCGCTTCGGCATCGGAAAGTGACCATATGTTGCAGCTGATTCCGCTGTTCCCGATCCTGACTCAGGGCCTCCTGATCTTCGCGTGCACCGTCCTTGCTGGCGCGTGTCTCGTCGGAGTCTTCAACGACGACTTTCCCGACACCACCCTCCAGCGCGCGGGCCTGGCGCTCGTCGGCTCCGGCGCCATCGTGGTGCTGTGGCAGACGGCCATGGGCAACGCCGCAGACCGGGCCACGACCCTCATCGTCGTCGGCGGCGCGGTCTACGCAGGCGGGACAGTCTTCAGCAACTGGAAACGAACATGACCCCCCAAGAAATCGCCAAAGCGACCGGCGCGCGGATCGACCGGGCCACCCTGTGCGCAGCCGGCCTCGTCGCCGCCATGGAGTTGTACGAGATCAACACGCCGCGGCGCCGCGCGATGTTCCTCGCGAACATCGGACACGAGACCGGCGGCCTGAAGTATCTGGCGGAAATCTGGGGCCCGACGCCACAGCAACGCCGGTATGAGCGGGACTTCAGCCAGCCATGGCCGACCTCGGCCGCCGAGTCACGGCTGCCGGCATTCGCCGCCAACAAGCTTGCCTACGGCCTTGGCAACCACACAGCTGGGGATGGTTCCCTGTTCCGTGGCCACGGCCACCTGCAGACCACGGGGCGCTACAACCACGCGAAGGTCCGCGACCGGCTCCGCGCCAAGTTCCCCCAGATGGACGTGCCCGACTTCGAGGCCGAGCCGAACAAGCTTGCCGATCCCGAGTGGGCGGCCCTGTGCGCGGCCGACTACATCGAGATGAAGAACTGCCAGGCCTTCGCTGATGCAGACGATTTCGACGGCTACTGCGACACCATCAACCGCGGCCGGAAGACGGAAGCCGAGGGCGATTCCAACGGCTTCGCCGATCGCCTGCGCCTGTACAGGGCCGCCACGGCCTAAAGGACCCCCATGTTCAAGATCATCCCCACTTCCTGGTACGTCATGGCGATCGCCGCGCTCGTCGCGGCTTTCGGCTTCCAGCAGGTTCGCGTCAGCAACCTGAAGTCGGAGGTCTCGCAGGAGATCACCGAGCGGGCCGTCGAGACGGCACAGCGTTCCCACATGGCCCTCGAGCACCAGAAGACCATCACCCGGCTGCAGAGCGAACACGCGGCTTCACTACAAACCAAGGACGATGAATATGCCAAGAAAATCCTCAGCCTGCAGCTCACTAGCGCTGCTGATCGCGCTGACGCTGACCGGGTGCGCGGCAAGCTTGCCTCCTTCACCTCCGGTGCTCGGCTCGACGGTGAAACTGACGCCGCTGCCGGCCAGCGTGCAAGAGATCGACTCCCTCTCGTCGGAGCCCTACTTGCAGAAGGCCTCAGCCTGGAAGCAGAAAGTCGACAAATCATCCAGCGGCGAGACGCCGAAGTAGTTCTGCTGCTGGGCGTGATCAAGGCCGACCGCCAGGCCTGCTCCCCCGGCTAGGGGATTTACTTACCCACCCCGCGATACCCAGTATCCAAGGGCTGCCGAATCACGGCTCAAAGAATAAGAACAAGGATCACCTATGGCCGCGATGTCGGACTTCCTCGAAAACAAACTGCTTGACTGGCTTTTCCGCGGTCAGGCGCTTGGCATTACCGGCGCCAGTGCTGGAGCGGGCTCCGGGCCGACCGCGCTGTTCGTGGGCCTGTACACCGCCAACCCGACTGACGTCGCTGGCGGAACCGAAGTAACCGGCGGCTCGTACGCCCGGGTCTCGGTGGCCTCGGCCCTTGCCAACTGGGCCGGCACGCAGGCAGCTGCCAGCACCGTCGCCTCCAGCGGCACCTCGGGCACGACCAGCAACAACGGCGCGATCACCTTCCCCGCGCCGAGCGCCAACTGGGGTGTGGTCACAGGCTTTGCCCTGTTCGACGCCGTCTCCGGCGGCAACATGCTCATCTGGGGCGCCCTCACCACGAGCAAGACCGTGAACAACGGTGACGCCGCGCCGGTCTTCAGCGCTGCCGCACTCAGCTTCCAGATCGACAACTAAAGATGGCCAACGGGCAGGGCTCCGCTGTTCTCGACTTTGGAGCCCACCCCGGCTCCAACGAGGCCAGCGCCGCCGTGACCGGGCAGGGCGCCATCGGCGTCGGCAGCAAGGCTTCGGCCTTCGTGATGGCAGACGACACCGCCGGGACGCACACGGCGTCCGACCACAGGTATTTCGCTCGGTTCGCAGGCTTGACCTGCGGCACGCCCGTGGCAGCCACGGGTTTCACGATTCACGCCCGGTCTGAATACAAGCTGACAGGTCAGTTTGCCGTTCGCTGGGTCTGGGCAGATTAAAGGATAAAGACATGGCCATGGACACACTTATCAGGGGCGGGATCAGCGGCACGGCGGCAGACGTAAATGCTGCAGCTCGGCTGCTCGTCGCACTTGAAAACAACGCCGCTGACAACCCCGACAACGTCGGTGGCGTCCGCATTTACGGCGAGAACGATCAGGGCCAGATCACCGGGAGCGCGAAGCTTGCCTCCCCTGAGGTGGACGTCGACTATCGCCAGCGGGTGAGCGTTGACCTGATGCTGGATGACCACATCTTCAACTACGTCGCGCAGGACACCGGCAAGCACCTGAGCGCTGCCGGCACCATCGCCAGCGCCTGGACGGTCGGCAACTTCACCACCAACAGCGCCAACACCGCCGCGCCTGCTGCCGGCTCCTTCGCCGGCCTGGCGACGTACGCGATGTTCCCGAACAACGGCACACAGACGCTGTCGGGTGACACCACCGTGGCGTTCAGCGCGCAGCCACAGACCAACACCTTCATCGAGTTCGGCTTTGCAGGCGCGTCCTACGTCCCGTCTGCAGCCGCCCCAACGGACGGTGTGTTCTTCCGCCTGACCAGCGCGGGCGTGTTCCTGGTCGCGTCCAACGCCGGCACTGAGACAGCCTTGCCCGCACCTCTTGCCGACGGCGCCGGCACCTGGGCCTACACCGCTGACAAGAAGTACCAGTTCATCGTGTACATGGGCGGCGTGATCGCCGAGCTCTGGGTGAACGACGGGACCGGCGCCGTCATGCTCGTCAGCATCCCGATGCCAGCTGCACAGGGCCGGATCGCCAGTGCCCAGGGCATGCGCTACTTCCAGAACCATCGCGTCACCGTCGGCGCTGCCGGTGGTGCGATCCAAGCCAAGTTCGGCGCGTACAACGTACGCCTCGGCGGCTCGAACATCACCAGCACCATCAGCACCCAGGGCAACCGAATCTTCGGCAGCTACCAGGGCACTTCCGGCGGCACGATGGGCTCGCTGGCCACCTACGTCAACAGCACCAACCCGACAGCGGCAGCGCCGTCGAACACCGCGCTGACAGCCAACCTGCCTGGCGGCCTCGGCGGTCAGGGCGCAGTCATCGCTGCAGTCGCAGCTGCGACCGACGGCATCTGGTCCAGCTACCAGGTCCCGGCTGCAACGATCAGCGTCCCCGGGCGCAGGCTTGTCGTCCGGGGCATTCAGCTCGACCTGCTGAACATCGGAGCCGCCGTAGCGACCACCGCCACGGCGATCCAGTTCTCCATCGCTTTTGGTCACACCAACGTGTCGCTTGCCACCACTGAGGGTGCTGCTGCAAAAGCGCCGCGGAGGGTCGCCCTCGGGTTCGCAAACTGGGCGGTCGGCGCCGGTATCGGCCAGCAGCCACAGGCCGGAAAGCTTTTCCTGGACCTCGGCGACGCGCCCCTGTTCGTCAACCCCGGCGAGCACCTTGCCCTGGTCGGCAAGTTCCTCGTCGGCACTGCCACTGCATCGCAGGTCATCCAGTTCACATACACCCCGATCTTCGGCTGGGAGTGAAATAGATGTCCCTGCTCCTTGCGCTCACCAGCGCAGGTGCTTCGGACACCTCGCTGGAGGCGGCACCGTCTAGTACGGTAGCCGCCTCCGGCAGCTTGACCACGGCGATCCGCTTCGGCGGCGCGGCCGTCTGCCAGGCGACGGTCGTCACGGCCAGCCTGAGCGCGCCGATCTTCCTCGCCTCGGCGGTCATCGCCCAGTCCACCGCACTGACGGCCAGCCTGACGACGCAGATTCGGACCAACGCCGTCGCGGCGGCAGCGTCCGTCAGCGCCGCGCAGCTGTCCACCACCATCCGGGCCTTCACGGCGATCGGCGCGATCGCGTCGGTCACTGCAGGGCTGTCGACGCAGATTCGCCTGGCCGGCAGTGCCGAGGCGATTGCGTCGACTTCTGCTGTGCTGCCAGAGCTGGCGTCCTTCTCGGCTGCCGTCTCCGCCACCCCGACAACGTCTGCAGCGCTGACCACGTCGGTGAGGCTGGCAGCCGCGTTGTCGGGGGTGAGCGTCAGCTCTGGAGCCTTGACCACGGGCATCCGCCCAGCTGCCGCTGCAGTGGCCGTAGCCGCCGCCAATGCTGGCCTGACCACGGTCATTCGGGCGGCCGGCGCAGCTGCAGCCACGAGCGCCCGCTCGGCAGCCCTGACCACCAGCATCCGGGTCGCTGCAGCGCCTGCCGCCGTCAGCACCACGACGGCCGCGCTGACGGTCGGCGCGCTGCTCGATGGCGCCGCAGCGGCGGAGCAGGGCGCCTCTGGAGACTTGACCACCAGCGTCAGGCTGGCCGGCGCCGCGCAGGGCCAAGCCACCTCGACCGCTCTGCTCGTCGACCAGAGCCAGGCCCAGCTGGTTGGCGCGGCCGTCTGCCGCACGCGCGCGGAAATCTACAACGGCTTGCTGGGCGACATCGCCAGTGCCCCGACCAGGTCGTTCACAGCCACCGGCAAGGCCCGGCTGTGGGCAGCCAAGCGCGCCGCGCGCGGGTGGACGGCGCAGGCCAAGGCCCAGCACTGGACAGCATCAGCTGACACACGAAACTGGACGGCCAGCGGGCCTCCAAAACTGACCCGGACAGGGTGAAGGAGATAGCATGAAAGTAGGACCAAAATCGCCAGCGGAAGTCAAGGAAATTGTTTTTGATTTTTCCAACCAGCTCGGCGCCCTAACCCTGTCAACCGCGGCGGTTTCGGCGCGGGTGGAGCGGGGCATTGACGCAACGCCGGGCAACATGGTGGTGGCCTCGCCGGTCGTCTCCAGCACGGTGGTGCGCCAGCGCGTCGTCGGGGGCGTAGCGGGCACCAACTACACGATCACCTGCTTGGCCACAGACACCTCCGGCCTGGTGCACGAGGTCGTTGCCAGCCTCGACGTGGCCAAGTGACGGGATTTACTTGGGCCCTCCCAGGCCCGAGTATGGCTGCATGACTACCGTGATCGCGTGCCGTCCTTTGCTCACCATGGTTGCGGACAGCCGCATCAGCCATGGTGACGGGAAATTCACGTCTCGCAAGAAAATCCAAAAGGTGGGTAAGTTCCTAGCCGGCGTCGCCGGAGACTACGCCCCCGCCCTGACATACCTCAAGAACTTCGCCAACACTGCACGCGAGATGGATGGCAAAACCGTACCGTCACTGCCCGCCTTCGAGGGTGAGTTTGAGCTGCTGGTCCTGAGTGAGTTTGGGTTGTGGATTTACGGCGAGGACGGCACGCCGATCGAGGTGGAGGAAGAAATCTATGCCATCGGTACCGGCAGCGGGTTCGCGAATGCGTGCCTGCGTACGCAGGAACTGATGCTGCAACCCTGCAACCTGGCCATGGCACTTGAGGTGGCCTGCGAATATGACCCGGGCTCGTCTCTGCCGATGGTGGAGCTGACCCTGGCACGAAGGAAAAGACTTGACACTATTGGACATGCTGAAGGCAAACGGCCGGCTTGAGATCAACCTTGTGACATCCGCCGGAGACCGCGCCAGAGTGCGCGTTTCGCGTGGCGGTGAGGAGCGGTTGGTGGACCTGGAGGACGTGCGGTTCGCAACGGGCGGGGCGCTGACACTGGTACACTCCCCCGAGGGGAACGATGGTTTGGCGGTAGCATAAAGAGGGGGGTCTGGAAACCCGCATGGATAGGGCCTTCCGACCGGCTACACTGATTGCAAATCCGGCAAGGGCG